AAGACGAATAGTCGATCGCCCCGGGGAGGCCTGTCGCAACAAATAAAAACACAGATGTCCCCATGCAAGGATTATAAATAAAAATAGGGGTGGTTATAAACACCGAAAGTATATGATGCGTCCAATCTTCCAGACGTATTTTAAACATTAGACAGTGGTATATATGAAGAGCGAGTGCTATATAGCCACCCCAGACTGCCGTGCCTCGAGCCAGCTCATAAGACATCGCCGGATTAAATATACAATCTTTCACGTCGTGAAATGTTAACGCTGTAATTGACATATTTATAACTGCGTGGAGCTGAAACCATCTTCCATTTTTACCTATATATTGAATGAATCGGTCTATTGCGTGTATAAATAAAAGACAAATAACAGTAGGGGGAAAAGCTGAAAGCATTATAGAGTATATAGAATCTTTATTTAACATATTTTATAATAGTTTATAGTGTTTTGTGATGGAACGTCCTAAAGTTTATAAAATACTTTATAAAATACTTTATTGCTATATTAATTCAATCATAAATAAATTTAACAAGGAATATTATAAGTATTTAAAGGTGCATCAAATATTAAATACATATGACAGATAAGTTCGGTTCGGAAAATATATTAACAATACAGACGGTGCAGATTGCCCCATTTCGAACATTAATGACCGCACTGAAGGATATTCTTCTAGAAACAAACATAACTTTTACCAAAGATGGAATTAAAATAATTAATATGGATAAATCACATACTATTTTGGCCCATTTATCCCTTCATAGCCAAAACTTCGAGAGATACGAGTGTAATAAAGATAAAATAATAATTGGGGTGAATATGTTTCATTTATTTAAGTTAATAAACACAATCGACAACGACGACACGTTAACAATTTATATTGAAAAGGACGATTATGCAGACGGAATTGTGCAATATCTTGGGCTTAGATTTGATAATGGCGATATTAAACAACAGAAAATTCAAAAGCTGCGTTTAATTGAGCCGGACAACGAAGAGTTAGATGTCCCCGATGTAAAATTTTCGTCAATATTAAACTTGCCTTCCGTGGATTTCCAAAAAATTATTCGCGATCTTTCGTGCATCTCTGACAAAATAGAAATAAAATCTATTTCCACTGCGGACGGAGCAGAGCTGATCTTTAAATGCACCGGAGGGTTTGCGCACGCGGAAATACGTCGCGCAGAGTCAGACGGAAGCCTTGATTTTTTAGTGAAGCAGGAAAATAGCAAAATTATACAGGGTGAATTTTCGCTGAAGAACCTGAGTTATTTTATTAAGTGCACTAATTTATGCAATCAAATTGAGATATATTTAGAAAATGACCTGCCACTTGTAGTAAAGTATAATGTAGCCTCTCTAGGAGAGATAAAATTATGTCTTGCACCACTCCCATCTAGTAATTAAGTGCGTAATATCTGGCTTGAAGTATTATATTATTATTAATAATATAATATTTAGTATTCTGGATTGTGTTTTTTAAATAGACACCCTTGTTGGGGTAGTCCGTGTATTGGAACGATTGTTTGTGGGTTTTTGATAAGACAGTCTGTTAACCAGAGCTTTACAATGCAAAAATTTCTTTTAGGAGAAATAGTAATTCCGTTAATCTTGGATGTTAGCTTCTTATCACATACCAAATCTTCACAGACTAGCTTATAAACTAACTTTTTCCACATAGAAATTATATTCTTGTTATTTACCTTATATGAGAAACACCCCCCGGCTCTATTTTTTTCGTCTTCCCACATAGGTTTTATACCCTCGCGCATTATAAATAACATACAATTTTTAATTAACTTGTCTGGAAGCGTATTAACGAGAGTAATCGCAGACTCTATCGTCTCCATCGTATAAATTTCTTTATAACTGTCTGCGGTCCAATTCGTATCGTGTGGGAGATGTGCCCATAAAGTCCACTTATTGTTTAATGTATGCAGGGAAGACTCTTCTACGCTACGTAAAACATTCTCCTCACAATCAACGCCAAGCGTTTCCATTATATATTTATTATATATTGGTTTATATCATATTTATATTGTATTACCAAAGTCCCCATCCGGGCGCCTCGCATAGTTTATCTTGTGGTGGCGCGAGGCTATCGAGAACTTCGAGTTTATCCTCCCCGATTAGAATAAAATTTGATTTTTCTAGAGTCTTGCAAGACATATCGGCATCAAAGAATTTAATTTTATAGGTGTCTTCGTCGGTTAGTCGTATGTTATGTTTCTCAAATAGTATCCATTTCACAAACGCTGTGTCGAATATCTTATTTCCGACAATATAATAGTTGTCTTCATCTAACGACAGATCAAATGGTTCTTCTACATTATTCAATATTAAAACTGGAGCGTGTATTTGTTGTTTACTGGGTTTATAGTTTATTTTACTCGCGTCTATATCACGAATAACTGAATCGAGGGTTGCCTTGGACGCGCCAGCCTTATCAACATCTTCCAAGAGCGAAGAATCTTCGCACGAAACCTTTTCGATATCAGCCTCCTTTATATCGGCGTCCTTTATATCGGCGTCCTTTATATCGGCGTCCTTCATATCAGACAACGTTGGAGTAGTCTCGGGACACAGGCGCTTGTCGTTTAAATTATCTATGCGTATTAAATCATAGTCTAGACTATCATCTGTAGAAGGATTTCTGAGAATAATTAGGTCGGGGGAAGACTTTGCATTTTCCGCGGAGATACTCTTTTGCTCATTAAATGAAATGGTATTGATTCTCTCGCCATTATAAATGAGAAGGATGTTTCTACATAATTTTTTTTTATGTATAAATTGTTTAATTTGCTTGAATGTTTCAACCGTTTTTAATTTTCCAAAGGCATATAATTTATATCCTCCCCACGTAAGCCTATTGTCCATAGTATTCTGTCCAAAATAATCTTTTATATTAAACACAACACAATTATTAAATAAAAAAATAAAGCCTACACTGCTAAAAAACGCAAGACACAGATTTAACATATATAATAATGCATTATTATTATTTATATTATTTATATTATTTATATTAATAATATTAAGTTATTACCCAGTTGTGCCGTCAGCCATATGTAAACATTTGGTGTAAGCTTTTATGTTGGAGAAGTTTTTAGAACATTCTGCAATTTTCGCACGATGTGGACCGTTGTTTCCCGCGGCGGCCACTGCTGATATGCAAGCTGTGTGTGGTTGTGTCGAACGAGTCCGAGGTAATACACAAGGGTGTTTCCCTACCTTATCACTCGATTTCTTTTCTGGCGCCGGAGTTGGCGCCGGTAGAGTAAATCCGGCTTTTTTACATTGTGCACGTGTGCAACACAAATTCATTTTAGTCATTTCATCGTGATATGGTCCGCGCGGAGCAGAAAATACGTCCCCGGTACTAGTGGCGACTCCACACCCAGAATTGTACGACCCCTCATTGCAAGACGACAACGCAATAGGCCCTCCATTGTCGCCTTTTTTCAAATTGCACGATTCGGGTGTTTTATTGGTATTCCTCCCATTCGTCGAGACACATTCACAATTTGGATTTGCACACTGCCCCCCGTCAACCATCTGTGTACATCCCCCCGTGTAAGGACATTTTGTTTTAGCATTTTGGCGGCCTTTACGATTTTTCCACTTGAATCCATCGGTGGCTGGGCCTGGGCATCCGCGGTTTGTGTTGCGGTCCCATTCCTCCGCGGGATTATTATAACCTTTCTCCACATCCGATTCGCTGTCGTAATCTTGTCCCTGGTAATCTTGTCCCTGGTAACCTTGGTCCCTATATTCTTGATCACGGTATCCTTGTCCATCTGAAGGGCCCGTGTATTCCTGCGCACCGTAATCTTGCGCACCGTAATCTTGCGCACCGTAATCTTGCGCACCGTAATCTTGCGCACCGTAATCTTGTCCACTGTAATCTTTCCCACTGCCTGCTTGGCCCTCTTGTCCACTGTAATCTTGTCCACTGCCTGCTTGGTCCTCTTGACCATTGTAATCTTGTCCGGCGGTTCCCTTCCGCATCCTCCACCGCCGACGGCGCCGCGCCACAGCACTCCGACCTCCATCCTGCCCGTCATCACTTTGGCTACTGTAGCCTTGTCCCCCGTAACCCTGACCGTCATCACTTTGGCTACTGTAACCTTGTTCTCCGTCGTCTGAAGGGTCCATATATCCTTGCCCACCACCCTTATCATTATATCCCCGTCCACCATACCCCTGACCCCAATAACCTTGACCGCGATATCTATTTGAACCATATTTCCGTTGGCCGTGGCCTCCCTGTCCGAACCTAGTCATCTTTCCAGAGCCGGGATATTTAACGTTATAATCTAAAGAGCCTTGTGAAGGGGATAGCCCAAATGTGAATAAAACCAAAGATGTAATAATCGTCATCATTATGAATGGAATAAATACGATGAACCAAGACACGATACTTAGTCCTTTTTTGCATAAGAAGTTTAATAGTATTGTAAATATGATCATAACCATAAATTTAATAAAGGCTAAATTATATAAGTTTTTAAACATATCGATCATTATGTGTGTTAGTGTAAACACAATATATAATATCGCTGGTGGACAAATATTTTTCAATAACATATGTATATATTTAATAAATATATTAAATATATTTACATCCCGAAAATATATCATATGATATATTCACAAATTCTTCGTAAGACAGCTGATGATACCAGCATCGCGGCGTCTGGGTGTTAGGGGAGATAATCGATGATGTAGTATTCGCCACACGAGACTTTAATTGGTCGTATATTTCGTATTTACCTAGTTTAACTTTAGTTGTCATTAAAAACCCATTGTTCATAAAATATGAAATATTATAGTATTCGAATAATTTTAAATAAATATGAAACCACGCTAACCCGTCGTATATAGAGCGTATTTTATCAGGAATATTTTCATAGAATGCAACATTAAATATTTTTTTCTGATTAGAGTCATAATAGGTTGTATATTTAGAAAAAATGTGGTTGGTATGCAATTGCTGTTTTATAATATACAGAGGCATCGCCGTTTTATAAGTAGAAACAAACTCGGTAGATGTATTTAAAAAGTTAATCTTATCAGCAGTTTGAAGAAATGAGATAATATATAAACTTAAATCGTTCGAAAGTATGTTCATATATTATATTTACTGTTTCAAAATAAATATTAACGCTAAACGTTAATCGATATATGGCTCTCCGTCTTTAAAATGTCCAACCTTATCTCCGACGTCTTCGTCTTCTAGTATACTATATATATCCCCGTTGTGGTCATCGCTAGTATAATAGTTAACACCATCTAATTCAATCATAAATACTTCTTCCTCCTCCTCTCCCTCCTCTCCAACCGCAACGTCTTCCTCTTCCTCCTCCTCTTCCTCCTCTTCCCCATCCTCTACCTCTTCCTCTTCCTCTCCAACCGCAACGTCTTCCTCTTCCTCCTCCTCTTCCTCCTCTTCCTCCTCTTCCTCCTCTTCCTCCTCTTCCTCCTCTTCCTCTACCTCTTCCTCTTCCTCTTCCTCTTCCTCTTCCTCTTCCTCTTCCTCTTCCTCTTCGTCGGGATCCTCTTGGCCGGGATCCTCTTGGCCGGGATCCTCTTGGTCGGGGTCCTCTTGGCCGGGATCCTCTTGGCCGGGATCCTCTTGGCCGGGATCCTCTTGGCCGGGATCCTCTTGGTCGGGGTCCTCTTGGTCGGGGTCCTCTTCCCGGACCTTACTTCGCTCCTCCTCCCGGGATGCGAGCATGTCTTGGACGCGCTTCACCTCCCGCGCTGCCCCTTCCCCCTCCACCACAACATCTTCGCTGTCCTCGTCTGAACTAGCTTCACTCTCCTCCCAATCTCGACAGCTCTCTTTTTTAATTACAACAGCTTGCATCGAACCTGACGCAGAGTCATCGTCGTCGTCATCGTCATCGTCGTCGTCATCGTCATCGTCGTCGCCGATTACCGACTCCACGTTTGTCGTCAACGCATACATTAATTTTGTATCGGCGTTCTTTTCTGCGATAAACTCCACCGAGTCCTCGTCGTCGGATTTTTCTGTTATTTTAAGCCCGATATGATCTGTGTGCGAAATATTATATTCAGATAATTTTAATTTAAGGTCGGCGTTCTCCTGAATTAGCTCTTGGAACTCGGGGAGCAGTCGAACGACGCGAGTTAATGCATTATACTTCTCTGACCTACTTTCAAAATTACACATTAGGGGCTTTAGTGTTTTACGAAGATTAGATATTACTATGTCTTCAATATTTTTAAAATTTAGGGTGTCGTCTGCTTCCGTATGGTAAGACATAATATATTTATTATACAGACCTTCGCTTAATACCATTTACAAATAGTATATTCGGATAGTATGTGCAAATAGTATGTGCAAATAGTATGTGCAAATAGTATGTGCAAATGGTATGTGCAAATGGTATGTGCAAATGGTATATTAGAATAACCTATATAGAAAATAAATAATATAAATATTGGATAATATTAATATTATTATGGAAAGTATTGATTCTTCGAAAGTAAGTTGTGATGTAGACGAGTTGGTTAATATAGTGATGCGACAAACAGATTATGACGCGAAGACGTCTTTATCTAAATTGCAAATTAACGAGTATGACCCACTTATAGTAATAAGGGAGTATATGAACCCATCGAAAGAGAACTTTCAAGTGGATAAAAAAACCCTAACTACAAACCAGCTAGTATATAAGGAAATACGGACAATGCTTGATTGTGCAGAAAAAACTCGGCGTGACAAAGAGTAAATCGGTTTATTTTAAATTAAAGTTGTTATTTAAAATTTGCACCTTAGTTTGCTTTTGTTTTTTACGAAGAGTAAACTTGTTCGATGCAGGGATGCTATTATGATTTAATATAAAATCATCGGTGTCCTCGTGTAATTCTGGAAGAACTCGCGTAAGGGGCTTGTCTACAATAAACAAAAGGTTTTTTCTATTGGATAATTTACGATATTCGTCTATGGATAGGTTTCCATAGTATTTTTCTAGGGTATAGTGAGGGTTTGGTGCGGGCTTAAAATTTGTTTCGTAATTATAAATTTTACCATATAAATAGTTTAATAAATGATAGCGACTGAAACGTATCGACGAATCTATAGGTTCATTAAATAAATGAGATGTTGCGCATTCGGGGCTACAAAAACACCCGTAGCAGTGATATTTGTCTTGAAGGCTATATTTAGGGATGTAAATGGGTGGTGTGTCGAAGTCGCAAGTACACCAAAAGCACGCCGATTTTTTGTTTGAAATATTATTCTGGTGCAAATTGATCGACAATTCTTTTATTTTACTCCAAATACTAACCATATCGGGTTGGTTGGTGTCGGGCTCGCAATGTTTATTTTTTTCAAGTTCATCCGCCTCATTTAAATATATTTCTTTATATTCGTCAGAATTGTAAGAGCTAACATTTGATATTACTTTATTTTTATACTCCAGGTCTTTAGAATTGCACTTTAGGTGTAATATTACATTAAACTCCGGCTGAAAATTATTATTATCTATTAGAGTGGTATAAATTATTTTTCCTCCCTTTGGCTTTCTCCCGCGTTTTTTTGGTATTTTTATTTCAGTAGATTTTTCCTGAGGGCATTCTGCACGATTAACCTTAGGTCTCCCCCGTTTTTTCCGAACAGGAATATCTTTTATAACGACATTTCCAACGGCATTTCCAACGGATTTTTCAACGGATTTTTCAACGACATTTCCAACGGATTTTTCAACGGAAATTTCTTGATTACTCATATATTCTTTAATTAAAAATACTAATTTAAATGCTTTTAATTAAATGTTATAACTCAATTCGTATAACATTTTCGACAGAGTGGTTTATAAATATCGGTGCCGATTACTATCTGTTCTTGGGATATGTCGCCGGCCAACGGCATATTTTTTTCATTATCTACTACACGCTTTGTAAATATTGCCGGACACTTCTTGCAAGCCATACATATGGAATGCAGTTTAATGACTTCGTCGCAGAATGGAATAAGTTCCAACACGTCTCCGAATTTAGACCGTCTATGGTCACCGTCTAATCCGCAGATATATACGCGTTTGTGGTGCTCTTCGATAGCACAAATAACCCAATCCTTAATATCTTCGAAGAATTGTGCTTCGTTAATTAATATTACTTGTGCATCATTAAATGTCTGAGTTGTTTCGCCGGCGCAAATATTCGAAATATCCGAAAGATACTTCGCCATAATGCACGGAATTTTGAGTTCATCGTGTGTGGATATAACCTCATCTCCGTATCGTGTATCCAATGAATAATTAATAGGTAGTGTGGGGATTCCGCATAGTTTACATTGTTTATACTTATCGACTAATTTGGATGTTTTCCCAGACCACATCGGGCCGACCATAATGCTTAAGAAACCGGTAAGTCCATCTTCCATAATTAGATGTATTGTTATAATAAACTATAAATAGTTTCAATTTATTATTATATTTAAATACAATATATTATTAGTATCAAATGGATAGTAAACAATATATACCGTGGGTAGAAAAGTATCGACCCACGAGCTTTGAAGAGATTGTTCTCGGGAAGCAGAACAAACGAATTATGGAAAATATTCTCAAGACGAATTCTTTTCCAAACTTATTATTTTATGGCCCACCCGGCACGGGTAAGACGACCACGGTAATTAATTTAATTGCTGCGTATCAAAAAAAGAATAATCAATCGAATAAAGAATTAACGATACATCTGAACGCGTCAGATGATCGAGGAATAGATATAATAAGAAACCACATAAGCCAATTTGTTAATTCAAAAGCATTATTTAATAAGGGGACAAAGTTTATTATATTAGACGAGGTTGACTCGATGACTACAAATGCACAACACGCATTAAAATATCTTCTACACGGGTTTAATAAAAACGTTCGTTTTTGCCTAATATGTAATTATATAAGCAGAATAGACGAGCCATTACAAAACGAATTTATACGCCTACGATTTAATCAACTCCCTCAAAAAAACATAATAAAATTTTTATCAAAAATCATATCTAAGGAAAACGTAAATGTTCCGTTGGAAACGCTGAAATCTATACAGGGTTTATATAAATCGGATATACGAAGTATGATTAATTATATTCAATCTAATAAAAACAAGGGGCACATTGTTATTACTGAGACCACGTGGGAAGAGCTGTTGCAAACGGTAATTAACAGCAAAGATGATAACACACTACAAACAGTAAACGAAAAATTGGACGTAATAGGAAATACTTTTAATATAGAGCCAAAGAATATTGTAAAGGAATTCTTAAATTTTATTATTCGTAATAAAAAAGGCTATGTGACACCGAAGTTTTTAAATTTCTGCGAGGTTCTAATGCATATTCAAGACACAAATATAAAATATTATAAAAATTATTTCGCGATTTTTTTGCGGCGCGTATTAATAGACTCTCCATAAACCCTAAAAAAAAGGCGCGCGTCCCAATCGCTAGGAGGTGTAGATTTGTCTGGGTCAAACGTATGTAATTTTAAATCATAAGAATTAGATAAATTATCGGGACTGCGAATATTTATAGAAATTGGTTTGGTAACGGGTAGTCTTGGCATATTTTTTTCATTGTTCATAATTTATCTATATAAAGAAAATAATTGAAGGAGATATACTTAAAGAAAAACTTAGAAATTAAGTAATGTCATTAGATTTTGATTTAGAAAGTGCGTGGGGTGACTTTTGCGAGGGAACGCATAATACAAAGAAGACATCAAAATTTAACCCCGATGAAGAAGCCCCACAGTGTAGCGACATTTATATTTCAACAAAAACTAAAATAGCTTATTTAAATCAACCAATTAATCTCGCAGATACATACTGGAATCTTCCAATTATCCCATATCATCTTCCGTGCGAAGGAATTGTAAAGAAGCAGATGAAATTTAACTCAACCAGCCAAGAGGAACTTGATAGTATATCAGCACAGGTTCCTAAAGATTCTTATGTGGATGAATACATAATTACGCAAATTATAAACCCGGAGGGTAGGATTAAATTCAAGGATGTTCGTAAGATTAGTATAGGTTTATGCAAAAAGGATATTATTAGCTATAGGGGGAAACGAAAGGGAGCATTTTATAATTGCTTCGTATTAATGTTGCGTATTTTGCATAATGGCACATATAAAGAAATTCACATAAAGGTGTTCAATACAGGAAAGTTGGAAATACCGGGAATGCAACAGGATAGTATGATGGGGAAGGTGTTACATCTTCTAATTAAAATTATGGGAGATAGCGTAGTTTATAAAAAAAATATTGGTTACATTAAGGATAAATGCGATACTGTTCTTATTAACTCAAACTTTAGATGTGGGTTCTATCTAAGTCGGGAGGGATTATACGAAATTTTGAAAACGAAATACAGAATTAATTGTTCATATGATTCATGTTCATATCCGGGAATTCAAAGCGAATTCTATTATGACCCATCGTTAAAAGTTCAAACTGGACAACAGCCGAAGGAAATGAACGACGCGATTATAAAGGTATCGTTTATGATATTTAGAACGGGTAGTGCGTTGATTGTAGGGAAGTGCACCGAGGTTGTACTTCATATAATTTATAACTTCCTATGCAAGCTTCTCGCAGATGAATATAAAAATATATTTTGCGGGGTAAACGTGTATTCTACTAATACGCCGCCATCTAAGAGAAAAATAAACAAGAAAACGATATGCTTTAATTTATAATTAACCAATTTATATATTTAACACGTGTCATATTTGCAAAGTTGTGCGTATTTTTATCAGATATATATTTTTTTTTTATGGTTTCTATCGACACATTTTTCTTTTGGATTTGTTTAATAAACTGCGTCAAATATGGAATATTATTAATTTTATCAAGAGTTAATAACTCTGAAAAACAATCCGCTTGTTTTAATCTTGCCGAATAGTCGCATTCGGTTCTATTAAGGGTTAGATTAAGAATATTTTGAACAAGTTTGCTTCCGTTTTTATTTATATAACCAATAAAATTCAACTTAGTTGATTGCGTAAATTCATAATCACGCAATAGAGAGGATATGACATTAAAATATAAGCGAATTGACAACTCAGTATTTGTTGTTATATCGCAAGAATCCTGAACAGACGCAAACTCCTTTCTATATTCGTTATTAATATCGAAAATAGTTTTCTTGTATACAAATAACGACGCGTCTTTCGTATTAAGCTGTAGGAAGCTATGATTGTCGTCGCCAATTTGGCAGATAAACTCAACATAATAATATAAGGATTTTTGACTATGAATATATGTCAAATTCAGATTTTTAGTATATAATAACAACACCTTAAATACGTGAGTTAGTGTCTCGACTCCTTTAAATAGGATATATTTATAATAATTAAGATTTCTAAGATATACAGTATCTAAACAATGTGAAAAAAACTCGTTAATAATTCCCACATATTTTGAGAAAATTTCTGCGGATGTGTGGGAATACTCGGATTTATAGTTTTCAATGTTGTGTAGCGAAAAGTTCGACATATTATTATATATTATATTTATATTTCATTTAATGCGTATAAGTATATAAAGTGTTAATATCGGTTTATACTATAATGGAAACCGAAACACAATATGCGTCGCCTAGTGCTGCGAGTTTGCAAAATGCGTGCAAACTAGCAATTGTTGACGATAAGCCGATTATGTTAGATTATTGGACAAGTTCTTTAGAGAATAAGGTATTAATTGGGGTTCGCGAAGGAGGCGAGAAACTATTGGTCAAAAGTGAAGATGAATACACTTCGCCTATTTCAAAGATTTATAAGGTAGATGAAAATTATATTATTATTACTGAGAATTCACTTTATATTGTTTCTGCGTGCATCCAAACAAAACGGATTTCTTAATCATATAATGGATTTCTTAATCATATAATGGATTTCTTAATCATATAATGGATTTCTTAATCATATAATGGATTTCTTAATCATATAATGGATTTCTTAATCATATAATGGATTTCTTTCATAATATTATGAAATATTATGAAATATTTAGCATCAATCCGTTATTTCCATCGCATATTTTATTGTATATATCGTCGCCTGTTCATCGTGCTGAGCCCTGTCCGTTCGATATAATTCCGCAATATCAATCATAAGCGGGTCATCGGGGTTCGGGTCGTCCATTAGGGAACATATGCTGAGCAATACTTTAGAAATAGTTAACGCCGGACTCCATTGATCTTTCAAAATATCTAGGCATATTCCTCCACTCGTGTTTACATTACAGTGGTATATTTTAGTAATAAAAACAACTTTTGGGGGCTTGAACGGATAATTAGTAGGAAATTCTATATCTAGGAAGAAATTCCCACCTTGATAAGGGCTATTTTTCGCCCCAATAATTGTCGCTCTCCATTTATATATATTATCATCTATGGGGCGTGCGTAGACATTATCGATAGGGCTATCTGTCATATTTTTTAATTCTGATCTTAACCTTCTTTCAGCCGCCATATTGTAAATAATATAAATTATGTTTATATGTTTTGATGAGTAAACTATGTCTTATAGTATTTTTCTAATGGAATCTATCTGTTTTTCATCTAGAGTTTTGGGGAAAACAATATTAAACTTTATGATAAGGTCTCCTGTATTGTGCTCCCTATTCATTCCCATACCGGGGACGACCTTTTCATATCCTGCAGAAATAATATTCCCTGGTTCATTATTAATATTAAATGATCTCCCGTCGATATAACCCATATCAAACGAGAACCCACACAGTGCCTCTTTTAGTGTTATCTCCTTGTCATATATTAAATCAATCCCGTGTCGCGAGAACTTTGAGAAGTTTTTTACCTTAATGATTACCTTAATGTCTCCCTTAACATCATTATTTAGAATATTTCCCTTACCTTTAATTGTGATTATTTCGTTAGTATCTATACCTTTTGGGATTGTGATATAAATAGTTTCTTTTTCTAAATTTCTCGACGAACCGGTTAAAATAGTTCTAGTAATCGACATTTGTTTTGTTTTACCAGTATATGCTTCTTCTAAAGTTATCTCAATCTCCTTCTCTATTGGCGGGGGCCTAGACGGCATCTGATGAACTCTCACCGGGCCTCTCCCACCCATATGAAATACTTGTGGTGGCGGCCCGTCAAATAATCCTCCTGCGAATAGGTTAAATAGCTCGCTTGGTATCCCCCCCTGCATACCCTGCATACCCTGCATACCCTGCATACCGGGACAAGCATCTCCAAATATAGAGGGCAACGACTGCATATCATATTGTCGTCTCTTTTGCGTATCGCCCAGAGTATCATAAGCCTCATTTATTTTCTTGCTCATCTCTTCGCTTTGTTTGTCTCCTCCATTTGTATCCGGGTGATATTTAAAGATGAGTTTTCGATATACCTGTTTTATATCTTTATCAGAAGCGTCTTTACTCACCCCAAGAATTTTATAAAAATTCTTTTCCATTTAATAATATAGATTAACCATAAAAACTTAAATACTTATAAACGAATATATATTATCTAATGAACCAACCATTTATATATAAATATCAACCATTACATCTTGATGATTTCGAAATGGATACCGATATTATTTTACTTATTAGAGCACTTATAAGTATGGATTCCCTCAATATATTATTTACCGGAGACATTGGTTCTGGGAAAACGTCCTTAATCCATTCTATTATAAGAGAATACTATGGAAGGAGAGAGCGTAAAGATAATATATTATCAATCAATAATCTTAAGGAACAAGGTATTACCTATTATAGAAATGAGGTTAAAACGTTTTGCCAGACTCCCACTTCTATACCGGGTAAAAAAAAAATTATTATATTAGATGACATCGATATTGTCAACGAGCAAAGTCAGCAAGTGTTTCGCAATTGTATTGATAAATATAGCCACAACGTTCATTTTATAGCTTCGTGCACGAATACGCAGAGGGTTATAGATAGCATACAGTCAAGAGTGTCCATAATAAATATAAAGGCGTTTACTCATCAAAATCTTCTAAAAATCCTGAAAAAAATTTGTGAAAATGAAGAAATATCTATTTTGCCGGATGCCGAAGAATTTATTCTCTCTATATCCAATAACTCCGCGAGGATTTTAATTAATTATTTAGAAAAGCTGAAGCTTATGTGCTGTGAGATAACGCTGCATATGGCGTCGGAGGTATGCACGAATATAACATTATTGGAATTTACCGAATATACAAATATGTGCAAACAACAAAACCTTACGGGCGCAATAAGTTTATTTTATGGATTATTTGATAAGGGATATTCTGTAATGGATATTCTAGATAACTATTTTTCGTTTATAAAAATAACCGATTTATTATCAGAAACTCACAAATATCGCATAATACACCATATTAGCAAATATATTACAATATTCCATAATATCCACGAAGATGAAATAGAACTTGCTCTTTTTACAAACAAAATAATCGATATTTTTTCTTAAATATATATATATATATGAAAACACAGTTGTTTAAAACAGATATTCCCTCGTCTGTTTTATTTTCATTTCTAGAAGAATTTGCGGATGATAAGGGGGGGTATTATATTTTTTCAAATATAAGCTATAACAGAGCAAAATACCACGACAAAATAAAGGATTTTTGCGACGAGATAATGCCTCATTACCATAAAGCAAAGCAACACTATGTCTTAAATAAAATGGGGTATAATAATCTAACAACCGTCATTCGCCAAATATGCAAGGCCAATCTAATAACCTATACGTCAAAGGTCAACTACAGACAATCAACATATGATATTATATACTATATCTATAAATAGTAAAATAATACATCGATGTATTATTTTAGTAAATTATAAGCCACATCCACAGTTTGTCAAAAGCAACTTCCCGACAAAGGTATCTGACCCAAGCACTTGCTCCGCGTTCATTCTAGCGAACCAGTTATATGCTGTTCTGGACAAAATCACTCTCTCTGGGATGTATAGTCCAATCGCATCTGGAGAGATGTCGATATATGTATTTTTTAATAATCTATCAATCGTAATTAATTTATTTGATGTATCCAGTGCCCCAAGCATTTCCGCCCTTATCAACCTTATATTATTGTTCTCTACTTCATTTTTACACCAGTTCGCGTAATCCCCAATAAACACACTTTCGTTTGTATAATCTGACGAGATATTGCGCTCCAAATAATTAATGTATTTCTCCATTTGTGAGCAGTTTTTTACACAACCCATTAATCGGGTGTTGGGATATACCTCATAATTGGTGGATGATATACTTCTGTTCACGAACTCGCCTACAAACATTTTGTGTCCCGCCGTCCCTTCTATATATGCGTCGTAGAAATCCTCAAAACATATAAATGTGCTCGGCATTAAAACGCCTCCGTAGCTATGTAATATTCTCGCTATCGCCATCTCTCGTATTTTCTCTTTTATGGGGCTGGCCAATTTAGACATATCGGTTGTCCATCCGGGGATAATCTTGGAAAATGTGTTATCGTCAATTAAACATACGTTAAAACTACCCCCGCATTTATCTACTATTCTTTTTATTGTTAGATGTTGATACGGTTGATTTAAACGTTTTGTATTTCGAGAATAGAAACTTTCCCACCATCTGGCATTTATCTCGCCTTCTACGTGAATCCATAATATTGGGAGATTGCTTCTTGCTAAGGAAGAATCGTTTAATAAATATTTCTTAACAAGCGCATAGTGCTTCTCGTCGGTTGTTATGCTTTCGTATCCAAGTATTTTGTCGTGCATACTCCCCACTAAAACAAGCATTACGAGAAGAAAAACATATTTAGTGCTTATCATTATATATTATAATGATAATATTATATCCTAAATCACCCTATGATTCGGTTAACATTTTAAAGGAAGACATCCAACCGTCATTTGTCTTTTTAATTCTCTCGTCTTGTTTTGCCAATTTATAAGCTCTCCGAACATCTTGAATATCTTTTTTATTCCTCTCGGCATAGAGCAAACCCTGAGATTGCGAATATGTCTTCGGTTTAAAATCTTGGGTTGTTCTGCTTTTCTGCAACTCAACAACACTATTGTATTTCTTTGTATTTTCGAAATCTTCATTCGTAACGGGAACAACCGACTCACGGTGAGCCTTTCTAAGATCTTCATATTGAAATGAGCTAAATATAGCCGAGCCATAACTCTCTGGACCTTCGTCTAATAAGTCGTGGTGTCCGCCGCCACCCAATTCTTCAATTCCTCGATGAACAATTAACTCCTTTGTTTCCCTTTTCTTTTGTTCGAATGTACTATTCATATTTTGCCTTGTAGTCTCTCTAGTATCAATATCTTCTTTTGATTTTAACCAATCCCCGTAACCTCCATCCACACCATCCGACGGAACGAAGTGCTTCTCAAACATCTCGTTAAATATTTTGTTGAAGTTTTTCTTTTTTGATAAATCTTTAAGAAGTAATTCTTTCTCTTTATCTTGTTCAATTACATAATCGGTGGTTTCCTGCGCATCGCATCTTGTTCTAAACCGATGAATACTATATAAAACTTTATAAGCGGACGAGAAAAACAAAAAATACTCCTTTGGCAATTTAGACTTATCCGGATGAGTTTGCAATACCATTCGCTTGGCCTTCTTCAAATCTGCTTTATCGAAACTGTATTTAATTTTAAATAATGCGAGAATATCATCTAAATCATAATTTTCCAAATTTAAATCGATGTCCATTTAATTATACATTTATTTTATTAGCCGCTTCCTTTACACACGAGAATAATCGGTTAATATCATTCACGTTTGAATTATTTACGATTATGTCGGGAATAAACCAGTGGTCCCTCTTAATATTTCCGTAAAATACCAAGATTGCTGGGACACCTACAACCATCCGTTTTTTTTTAAGAAAAGAATACAGAGGTTTATTACACTCGTCATCAATATCTAGTTCAAAAGCAGTTACATTGTCTGGCATATCTCGAAAATGATTACATACCAATTGAGCTATCCGTTGACACGGTTTACACCACGTCGCGGTAAATTTTAACACGATGACCTCCGACGGAGAAGTTACTAATAATTCTTTCAAGGTATCTTCCGATAATTCTGTATATACTTCGATCATTTCCTACTTACGTTAAGCTGTATTATTTAAATGCTTATTAAAATAAGCATTTAAATGATAATATCGGGATACAGATGTTTTTTTATTTCTGTAATATATTCCTTTTTATAAATATATTTCTAGATATTATATAATGTTATATTGGAAATCAATATTATTTGGTGTTTTAATTTTAATAGTATTCTATATTATAATTACAAACCGATGTGGAGTAGAGAGCTTTAACACTAAACCCAGATTCGCTCTTTTATTAACAACCTATAATGAGAATATTAGAACGCCTATGTATACAGATGTAATAAATTGGTGGTTAAACAATAGTAATTTTAAAATATTTGTAATAGACTCTTATGGGACAGGGTTTCCACATATAACTAATGATCGCGTAAGTGTATTTAGCTTCGACCAATCTAAGTATTTTAATGAACCGCATAATATAGGACAATATGAATTATTTGCATTATGGAAAGGTATATTACATTGGGGTAATTTATTTAACGAATATGACTATATTATAAAATTGACGGGAAAATATAGACTTCCGGTATTAGTATCTCGATTAAACGCTATAGACAATAATACATATGATATTATTTTACAACATGCTGGAGGCCATGAAGTAAAATGGCAGAATACAGAATGCATTGGATTTAATGCCAAATCTATAAAATCAATTATAAAATATCTATATTTTGAGATACCGTCCACATATCATTTTGAAGAAAAAATTTCTTTATTACAACAACAATCCAACTATAGATTTTATAAATTGCCAGAACAGATAGAAATACCCCTGCAATATAGAGTAAAACAGGACCAAGGTAATATCCACAAATATCTGTAATTTGATATAATTTATTATAATAATATCGGGAAACATTCTATTACAATAGCTTTCTTGCACGAGAGGGAATACTATGACTATATCTCGTTACTTCTCCAAGACATATAATGTCGTCCCAGTTGCAACAGCTTTCTATATTTGAGTTTGAAATCATAGTACAAATAATTTGTTCATCGTTATCATTGTAATATACTATTTCTTTTTTAGTTACGAGCTTCTGTTTCTCAGAATACCATCCGTATTGTGCTGGTCGAGGGGTCTTCGCGGGTGTGCTCATTTGTGTATATTAAGATTATTGTAAGAGAAGATCAATTTTATAATTATAATATGTATTTAAATAATATTATCTAATATAGTATAGTCAAAATGAAGCACCTCCACGACGCACTGGATAATCTAATTGAAAAATATAAACATAACGAATATATAACCGGTCGACTAGAAATATATATGTCTACCTTGCTACAGACGGCGTTGGATAGCGAGGATAACGAACATATGAAGAAGGTTAAGAGAAAACAGACACTAAATCGGAAAAGATATGATTTCATAGAGAGATTTCTAAACAAAAATAGTTACTATTACTGCTCAAATAGCAAACTGTTTTTATATTATGACGGACTCCACTATGTTGGTCATAGCGAAGATGACATTCAGCACAATGTTTTAACGACGATAACTGCGGAGAATCAATTAACGCCGTGGAAATATAGAATTAGAAACGATATAATATGCGCTATTAAGCAGAGAAGCCCGCTGAATACTATTCCCGATTCGAAGACGATACAATATGTAATAAATATACTATGTCCAAAATTATTTACATCGAGAAATCTGACAAAATATTTCTTAACTTTGTTGGGAGACAATATTCTAAACAAAGAAGATACAAATTCTATTTACATTATCTCACCGTCGGCAAAAGAAATCATTAAGGAGTTGGGAAATTCTTGTAATATGCACTTTGGTTCGACTAGTGTTGGACACAACATAAAATATAAATACTATGACCACGACTACGAACGATGTCGGTTACTGGATATAAATAATGACTATATTGAACATTACACCGACTTGCCTAGGGAGATATCAAAATATATTATAGATATAATAGCTGTTGCTACACATTATTCGTCAAGACACGTGTCTGCCGACAAATTCCTTCAACAGCTCGAGCGGGCGACGGTGGCCGACCACATATTATATTTAACAAATAATACGCAGGAGAGTATCGTTCAAAATTTTATAGATTCGTGTTTAGAGACGTGTGTAGGGACAAATATTGAAACCAAAAACATTATTTTTATTTGGAATAAATTCTTAAAGGAAAAGAATCTCCCGAGCATAATGTTTCACGATACATTTAAAAAATTACTACAAAATAAATTAGAATATAGTGCCGAGTCGGACCATTTTACAAATATAACGAGTATATCTCTCCCGCTTGTAGCATCGGTCGTTAAATTTTGGGACACAACCATAATAGATGACCCGAATGAGGATGAGCTTGAGATAGACGAACTGCTGTTTTTATTTAAGAGATGGGCAAAAAAATCTGTTTCGAATGTATCCGAGTCTTTTTTACTGGATCTTATACGCCATTTCTACCCAAGTATAGTCATCGAGGATAACAAATATTTTTTAAAAATACGAAACACATTATGGAATAAGCGAGTAGATGTTATAAACAGTTTAGGTGTTTATAAACTTGTTTGTTCTGAAAACAAACAATTATATTCTATTTGTTCGGCATATAAATACTATATATCCCAGCCAACAAAAAACTATTTAGTAAGCAAAAAATATTTTGAACGAGTTACGCTAGAAGAGTTCGGTGAAACAATAGACGCGGATGGAATGTTTCAAAATTAAATCCCTAAATCTCTTTAAAATTTTATTATATTAGATAATAATAAAATTTAGGTTATATTTAGCGGTGCTTGTGGGAACGGCGGTGCTTGTGGGAACGGCGGTGCTTGTGGGAACGGCGGTGCTTGCGGGATTTGTGTGAAGAATGGGTGTCGCGGCGAACCATACCAAACTTACCCTTTTTCGCGAAAAAGCCGTGCTTCTCCAAGCGCTTTTCGCGCTTGGCTGTTCCGTGTTTTGTGCGAGATACAATTCTTCCGTGTTTATTCATCATTAAATCGTGTTTTTCTAAACCACCCGATGTCTTGTGTGCTGTCCCGTGCCACACCTGTGCGCGAGAACCGACTAAAACCTCGTGGACTTTCCCCTTAACGTGATATTTTCCATCAGACGATTTATGAACGCGTTTAGTCATTATATATTAGCAAAAGAAAATTATTTATTTATGTTTATCACAGAATTCATGAAGGCTTTTCTCCGAACGGTCTCCGTCATACGCCGCTATTTTTTCACCGCTGCCGTCCAATAACAATAGTGTGGGGAATCCGCTAATATTGTGCTTTTTGGCGAGCTTCGCAAACTCAGGAGAACCACTATCAATCATCTTGGTTTTAATCCCAGACTTATTGTTTTTAGTAAAAGAGCTCCACGTCGGAGCCAGCTTCTTACAGTGACCACATCCGCTCATCGAGAAAAACGTAAATTGTGCGTTTGGATTAGAATATCCCTCAAACCCCCGCCCCTTAAAAAATATATCATATACTGCATATACAACAATACATACTACAGCGTAACTTAGGACTTTCATACACTCCGGAACTCCCTTCCTCTTAGGAAGGAACACGCGAGTAAGCTCTTTCTGTAATTCTCTCATCATCTTTATATATTTGTATAATATTATTTTATTTAAAGAAATTATCTAAAATTACAAAGCAACCTGTTTCCTCTCCCGTGCCCGGAATGCTGCCTACTGTCTGTCATCACAATGGTAGACGGTGCTATTTTACGAGAACCCTTTCGATGATTAGACCCGTGAGACATTGTAAAGTGTTTAGTGTGCAAATTTCCCGCACTTACCATATTTCCGGAATGTGGAATTCCTCTAATACGGTCTATCTTCTTTGAATGCAATGCCCGCTCGGGACAACTTCCTAAACAATCTGGAAGAAGGTTTTGATAATGTGTATTGTTTTTATAATGACATTCCCGCGAGACAAATGTTAACGTATAATCACCGGCGTTCATTATATAATAAAATTGAAAATAATATAGACAGAAATTTAATGAATACAGAATGAGTGCAATCGACGATAAATCCCTAACCGAAACTTATCAGACCAAAACTGATAAGCAACACGTGTTAGACAACCCCGATACGTATACGGGCTCGATGGAGATTTCCGATTATGACACTTATATTTACGACACAGATACTCATAAAATTATTGCAAAAAAATTGGAGATTATCCCCGGTCTATACAAGTTGTTTGACGAAGGAATTGTGAATTGCAGGGACCACGTGAAGAGAATGGAGTCCGCGATCGAATCGGGCAAAGAAAAGATTATTCCTGTTTCCAAGATAAATATTAGTATTTCTGAAGACGGAACAATCACGATGCGAAACGACGGAAACGGCATTGATGTTGCTAAGCACCCAGAAAACCAAATTTGGATTCCAGAATTGATATTTGGACATCTCCGCACCTCTACAAATTATAATAAAAAAGAAAAGAAAATTATTGGAGGGAAAAACGGATTCGGGTTCAAGCTCGTATTGATTTGGTCAACGTGGGGGAAAATCGAGACAGTCGACCACGTTCGCGGGTTGTCATATACGCAAGAATTTTCCGATAATCTAAACGAAATTAAGCCACCGGTTATCCGAAAATGTAAAAACAAGCCATTTACCGAGGTTTCGTTTAAGCCCGACTACAAAAGACTAGGCCTGGATAATCTGACACCTGATATGATCAGTTTGTTTAAGAGGCGCGTGTATGATATTGCCGCGGTCACTGATAGAAAGGTGCGAGTAAGTCTAAATAATACGTTGGTTCCCGTGCAGAACTACCAGCAATATGTAGATATGTATATTGGTGATAAGTCGGAGACAAAGAGGTTCTATGAACAGGCAAATGACCGATGGGAATATGCAGTTTGTCTTGCGAAAAAGGAGGAGTTTACGCAAGTGTCTACCGTAAATGGAATTTATACGAGCAAGGGAGGAAAGCACGTGGAGTATATCTTAAATCAGATTATTCGCAAGCTTACCGCACATATTAAGAAGAAGAGGAAACTTGACGTGAAGTCCAGCACAATTAAGGAGCAGCTTATGTTGTTTGTTAGGTGCGATATCGAGAACCCGACATTTGATAGTCAGACGAAAGATTATATGACAACAATCGTCAGCAAGTTTGGCTCAACGTGCGAAGTTAGCAGCAAGTTTATTGAGAATATTGCAAAGATGGGCGTGATGGATGCGGCGTGCGCACTGACTGAGGTAAAAGAGAACAATAATAACAAGAAAACCGATGGTTCTAAAACGAAAAGTGTTCGCGGAATTCCTAAATTGATTGACGCGCAATTTGCAGGAACAAAGGATAGCTCAAAGTGTGCACTGATCTTGTGTGAGGGAGATTCGGCAAAAGCAGGGATTGTTTCGGGACTTTCAAAAGAAGATAGAATGCACTTCGGCGTATATCCACTGAAGGGGAAATTGCGAAATGTTCGAGACGAGGCGCCAAAATGTTTCGCAGATAATAAGGAAATTAATGAGATTAAGCAAATTGTCGGGTTGGAGTCAAACTGTAAATACACGCAAGAATCCGCTATTAAAAAGCTGCGATACGGAAAAATTGTATTTATGACCGACCAGGATTTGGACGGTAGTCATATTAAAGGTTTGGGAATCAACCTATTTGATGCGGAGTGGCAAACTCTATTGAATATTCCGGACTTTATTGGCTTTATGAATACTCCTATTCTCAAGGCGAAAAAGGGGAAGACCGAGAAACTGTTCTATAATGACGGAGAATACGAGAAGTGGAAAACAGAAAATACTACATCTGGTTGGAAAATCAAATATTATAAAGGACTCGGCACGAGCACAAGCAAGGAGTTTAAAGAATATATGATTCATAAGAAGATTGTTCATTTCAAGAATGACGAGCTGGTCCAATGCGATGCCATTGATATGGTGTTTAATAAAAAGCGGGCGGGCGACCGTAAAAAATGGCTGGAAGGTTATGACCGAAGTGCGTATGTAGATACAAATCAGCCACAAATCAGTTATGACGAGTTTATCGGCAAGGAAATGATTCATTTCTCGAAGTATGATTGCGAGAGGTCTATTCCCAATATGATGGATGGTCTAAAAACTAGTTTGCGCAAAGTCCTCTTTACCGCGTTTAAGAGGAATTTGAAGGACGAGATTAAGGTGGGACAATTTAGCGGTTCTGTCTCAGAGACGAGCTGCTATCATCACGGCGAGAATAGCCTTAATGGTGCAATTGTGGGTATGGCACAGAACCACGTAGGTTCTAATAATATTAATCTTCTCGAGCCGAAGGGACAATTCGGCACAAGATTGCAGGGCGGGTCTGATTCTGCGTCAGAAAGGTATATTTATACAAATCTAAATCCGCTAACGCGAGAAATCTTTCAAGCGAAAGACGATGTTGTTTTGAATTATCTGGACGATGATGGCACTCCCGTGGAACCAATGTTTTATGCGCCAATCATTCCTATGATAGTGGTTAATGGAAGTAAGGGTATTGGAACCGGATTTAGCACAGATACGATGTGTCACGATCCACTAAACATCATCGATTACATTATTGTCGGACTATCTTCCGGAAAAGAATATCCCAAAATCCATCCATATTATGAGGGATTTAAGGGGACGATCAGCGAGATTATGCCGACAAAATATCTTATTAAAGGAAAATACGATATTATATCTACAACACAGGTTAGGATTACCGAACTACCCATTGGTGTCTGGACAGATAACTATAAGAATGATCTGGAAAATCTTATCGATAAATCGTGCGATTCTAAGAAGGGCGTGAAGGGAAAATCAAAGGCGAAAAGCAAAATGACAATTACCGATTATCTTGATATGAGCACAGACAAGACAGTTGATATTGTGGTTACATTTGCCGCAGGAACGATGAATGCGCTTGTCGCAAAAGAGACCGACTACGGTTGCAACGCATTGGAAAAGTTGCTGAAGCTATACACCACAAAAACAACGACAAATATGCATATGTTTGACGAGAAAGAGCAACTGCGGAAGTTTGAAAAGATCACCGACATAATTGATCATTATATGGTGGTTCGTATGAAATTGTATACCACGCGGAAGGAATATCTTCTGAAGATACTTGGAAGCGACGTATGCACGCTAACAAACAAAGCGCGGTTTATCACAGAAGTGCTGAACGATGACCTAGACCTTCGTCGAAAGAAAACAGACGAAGTGAGGGAAATCTTGGCTGATAAATCATATGATACTGTGGACGGGGATTCGTCATACAAGTATTTAGTAAAGCTGCCAATGGATAGTGTGACGGAAGAGAATGTAGAGAAGCTTCTGAAAGAGAAGGGGGAGAAGGAGAGTGCGCTCGAAGAACTCCATAAAACAACCGAAACACAGATGTGGTTGGCGGAGTTGACCGAGTTGCGAAGCAAGTATATTTTGTATAAAGAGGCACGCCAAGCAGAAAATATCGTCAAGTCGTCGGATAAGGTTATCAAGAAGAAGAAGAAGAAGCTAAAACTTTCATCGTAATTGCGGGTTCAACGAGTTAAAAGAAATTCTTCATAATAAGTTGTTTGTCATTTGTCTTTGAAAAAATCGGCAGGGACAACGGCACGACTAGTGTGCTGACGTCTTTTTTATATTGGACATATCCCTGTGCCTCCCCATAAACTTGTTTAACCGCATAATCTAGCACAATCTTATTTAGTTCACGAACCTGGCCCTTTATATCTTCTCTTAGATTTGTCGAGTTCTGTAAAAATATGCTTCTCATAATAGTTTTAAGTTCGTCGCACGACTGGTTCCCAATAATATATTGTCCCGACGATAACGTATACACTCCCTGTATGATTCCGTGTTGGAGGGCCGATATATTTTCTTTAGAAAAGAAAAGGTTTGACAATTGCGTATTATACCAAACACCTGTCATTGCGTCGTTATAAGAAGAACATTTATTATCTGTATGTATCTTGTCCGACATAGCTAATAGTGAATCTATATCGGGCTGTACAATATTAATACGTCCGTTCGTTGACATTATATTAATTCTCTAGAAAAAAAAAATACTATTATAATATAATGAATAGTTTTCAACATACGGTTATGATTGTCGCGATTGTTGTCTTAATTATATGCCTAATAGCCATCGGTGTAGCATTATCGGGACACGCCTCGTCAGATGTTTTCCCCCCAGTCATCGCACAATGTCCCGACTATTGGGAGGCTTCTCCGTCTGGATGCATTAACACATATAACCTAGGATATGACGTAGGTAAATGCAAAACCGTTCCATTTCGCGAAGGAGCGTCAAATTGTCAAAAGCAGTCGTGGGCAAGAGGATGTAATTTAACTTGGGATGGTATAACAAATAGCGATGACCTATGTTCGGTGTCCACTACAAGTTACTCATAGCGATATGTTTTATATAACACCCCCAAAAAACAACATAAAAGAGTAAGCTCAAAAAATATAGATGGATAAATTAAATTTTAACGATATATTAAACAGAAATGAAATAGTAGAGCAGATAACCCAAATATTGGAATCATTTCGTAAAAATAAGAAAGACTTGCTTCAGAAAAGAGGTATATATATATACGGAGAACCCGGTTCTGGAAAAACCACTTTTATTTTAAACTTATTAAAAAGCTTAGAGTATGATGTTATTAAATACGATGCGGGGGATATAAGAAACAAGAATATAATAGATACTATTACGAAAGACAATATGTCAGATAAAAACATAATGAGCTTATTTAATAATAAGGTTAAACCCCTTGCGATTTTAATGGACGAGATAGATGGAATGAACAATGGCGATAAGGGCGGGATAAACTCTCTGATTAAACTAATACGGCCAAAAAAAACAAAAAAACAAAAAAATGAAGATATTACATATAATCCAATAATATGTATAGGAAATTACCACGTTGATAAAAAAATAAAAGAGCTAATGAAGGTATGTATATCAATTGAACTTAAAAAACCAGAAGATTCTCAAATTTCCCAGATTATTGAAAATATTATGCCGGAGCTAGAAAGTAATTTAAAAATATCAATAAATGGGTTTCTTAAAGGTGACTTGCGAAAGTTATCATCTATATATGAAATATATAGAAACCACTATAGTATTTTAAAAAATGAGATCATTCAAAAAATATTCAAGCCAAAATCATATAATGAAAATACAAAAGAAATAACAAAGAAATTATTATTAAAAAATCATACTATCCAGGAACATTTAACTACAATGAACGAAACAGACAGGACTATTGTTGGACTTATGTGGCACGAAAATATAATAGATTCTTTAGAAAATTCTGATAAGAAACATTCTGTTCCTTTTTATCTAAAAATACTGGATAATATATGTTTTTCCGATTTTATGGATCGCATAATATTTCAAAAACAAATTTGGCAATTAAATGAAATGAGCTCTTTAATAAAAACATTTGAGTCAAATAATCAATTCCACGAATGGGAACATAAACCAGAGTTTAAAATTCCCGAAGATATACGTTTTACAAAAGTATTAACAAAATACAGCACGGAATATAACAACAAAATATTTATCCAGAATATATGTCAGGAACTCGGAATGGACAAGAAAGACACATTAAACCTATTTTTAAATATACGCCAAACCCGCAATGATGCGGAAATATTTGATTTTTTTGAATCTTATGAACTTACAAAGTTAGATATTGCGAGAATATATAGATATATCGATAGATATACGATCATTCAATAGATATCTCGATCGAGGCAACACATAATTACATTATAATAACGTTTTGAAACGTTATTATAATTAGAATATTTAATGAAGAGTAGATTTATTAAGCTCCAGTCGAATGTTTCGAGTGCTATTAAATACAGAAAGGTCGACATTCCCGTTCTTATCGACTAGCCTCTTCTGATACTCCCTCCATCTATCGGAAACAGCCGGGTCACGACCAAGTCCACGATGCTGCATATACTCGTTCGGATTATCATAGTAAAGATGGTTTGGCTCCTTTCCAACTGCGTTTTTTCGGTCAGCCATGTTGTTTTTCACACCTTCCGAATTATATAAGCCCGACGTATCCATAGTCTTAAATAATTTTAATGACTCTTTTGAGCCCGTACGAAAACTATACTTCTGACCAGTAAGTGCGTTTGTAATAAACTTCCCGGGCAAATTCGACGGGTAGCATTTTTTTGTAACAAGTACCATATCCTGTTATAGTACCGCTTATATTATTTAAGTCAGTTGTTGCATTATTATTCCGGAGCTGATTCGCAAGCGGGAGTATCACACGCGGAAGTATCACACGCGGAAGTATCACACGCGGAAGCATCACACGCGGAAGCATCACACGCGGAAGCATCACACGCGGAAGCATCACACGACGTAGTATTCGGCACACTACTTAGCATATTTTTTAACGAGTCTATCTGATTATCTTTCTGTTTTAGAACGTTATTCATCTCAATTAGTCGCTTGGACTGGACGTTAAGCATATTTGCAATTTGGCCGGATGTAAACTCAACATTATTTCCAGACGAATCGGTTAGTGTAATCTTCGATTCATTCATTTTTTTACGATTATCAGTTAATGCTTTTTGCTGCCGTAGTACTTCCGGTTTCATTGATGGTGCACCTGCTTCATAATTCTCCAATAACGGGTCGATGTAATCCATATAAAAGCTAAGAAGGTTCTCATCAGCAATAAAATAACTCGGAGCCAACTCTACCGGTTTTGCATAGGTTGGGTTTGGGTTATCCAACAACGTTTTTTTATCAAATGTGTTATGTTCGTGTGATATACACAATATCGTTTTATTTGAATCTAACTGAACAAATGGAATAGTGTAATTCTTTAAGAAGTGTTTTTCTTCCGCAAGAGCCGCTTCGTCGTCAAATGACGTAATCTGCAGTAGCTCGCGACGAAATGCAAATGTCCCTGCAGTAGAGTGATTCGGGCCGTATGGGCCAAACTGATACATCTGACTTATGTGCTTGAAATATATATAGAGTATGCTACTCCCTGCACACAATGCTCTGGGGTGATGCCTTAGCATCTGCACAGAATGTGATACGCGAAGGGGTGACTGATAGTCGTCGTCGTCCATATATATTATAACGTCCCCCTTCGCCTTTTTGTTAGAAATATTCCTTTTTTTACCCAAAACCATCTGCTTATCGTAACTGAAATATTTCACCTGAGGTATATCCGCGACCAAATCTCCAATCTTGTCTGTCCCATCATCTATAATAATCCACTCCATTCTGTCTTTTGGGTAATCTTGGTGTTTAAAACAAGAAATCATTGCCGGGATGAATGGTCTCCGATTAAAAGTTGGTGTGCAAATACTAACAAATGGATATTTTCCCTTTAATTTTTTCAACTTTAACGGCTTGTTCATTATATCAGTTTGCATAACTATATTTAAATTGAAATTAATGAAGTTATAATATATAATAAAATTAATTATTCAATTTATTTTGGCTTTGTTAGATTATCCACCGCTTTCTCTGCGTTTTGTAGGCTTACAGCTACAGAGGGAACATAATTTTTATATTCAATCCAAATAAAGCATAAAAGCATTCCCGAAACAACATCTGAGCTAAGTGATGACATCGCGGTAAAAAATGTAAGTATAAGGAATAATCTTCTTAGGCTGGCTCTAATGTTTGAACAATTTCTTAATTGTTTTTTGAATTTCTCTCCGTGATTAGAAAAAGCCCCTATCCAAAGCTTTATAATAACAAGTAGAACCGTGTAGAAGATAAATATAACTCCTAGCGGCCACGTTAATATCATAGCAGCTGGCCCCAACAATATTGCAAATATTAGAAAGTACATTCCTATCCTTCCCAAGTTAAATTCATATAGAGCCCACATTAATGGGACTGATGAAAACCAACACAGGTTCGCAACAGCGATTCCGAGGCTCACCCCACACGTTCCGATGAATGCCGATGCGATAACATTATCGCTTCCCGCGACCATACAGCTATAGACAACATATGAAATTGTTGTTTTGATACCTAATCCAAAACGTGTAAGTATTCCTCCCATCGTTTGGTATCCAAAAAACCACCCCATTCCTTCTCCGGTTTGGTCAAAAGAACACCCGAATACCCATTTCATAAAACTCACGATGCCGTTCATAAACATTCCCGCCCACTTCGTTACAAACGCTCCTGAGCCAGCAAGCGCGCCGGCTGCCTTTGAAGCCGCCGCCGCCGCGTGAAGCTTCGACTTCGCCTTCATGCTTTTCTCTTCCAGCGCTTCTTCGCGCTTCTTTTCCTGGTATTCGCGCCTAAACTGCGCCTTCGCCGCCGCCTGCTCCCTTTTAAATTTAGCTTTTGCCGCATCTACATCCCTCTTAATATTGGCCTTTATCCTTTTGTCTACCCAGTCCGCTTTAAGTTTGAGAAGCTTTTCCTGGGTTTTTATCTCTTGGTCTTGTAGCTTTTGTTTATCACCTTCAAATTGTTGATAATATTCATTTCTTTGCGTCGAGTCCATATCTAAAATCTTGCTTTGGCGCATCTGTTCTGCGGCTGCCGACATTTGGTCCATTCCACCCATCCCCATCGACATATTATCCCACTGTTGTTCGTACTCTGCTTGCTTACTGTTGTGCTTCGCCGTCGCGGCGTTGGTGGCGTCGAGCGTGTGTTTCTCACGCATAGTGGCCTCCTTAGATGTCTCTCTAATTTGCGGAGCGATACCCGCAGCTTTCTGACTACTGAAATGTTCAACCAGATCATCTCCAACATCCGCCCCCCCTTTTTGCCCCCGAAACATTCTTCTTTTTCCTCCACCGGTCTGTGACGCATTTTTTTTGGCTTCCAGATTAACTATTAGATTTTCTATTTTTTCGTGGATGGCTTTGACGAGTGTTGATTCCTGACTCGAGCGGGAGCTTCCTCCGGTGTGAACGTTGGGGTTATTTTTGATGTGTTCTTTGATGCGATTTTGCATTTTGTCTAGAATTTCTAGGATCTCAATCGCCTGATTCGGGTCCTTGTTTAATTCTGCGGTTCTTAGTATCTCCAGCAGCTTGGTGAATTTATATATAATCACCCCCCCCTCACCACCCTTGGTGGCCGCCCTGGTCAAATCTCCAAGGTCTCGCAGCACCGCCGTCATATCGAGAAGCCTATTCCCCACCGCTTCGACAACGGCGACCGTCTCCCCCCCCCTTTGTCTCTTTCTCCCGCTTCCCCCTCTCTGCGCCATCTTTATTTTCTTCTCCATTTGAAGGTTTTGAAGGCGGACGGCATCATTCTCCTGCTCGTTTTTATTCTTCCACACCCCATATAATACGCATTCGCTATAGTCATTATTCCATACCTTGAAGTTTGGGTTTACTGAATTTAAACTATCAATCGTTTTTTGTCCCGTTCCAAGTGGGAAACACGCAACCATCGTTTCTTCCCCCTCTGGTATAGGGTGCTCTAGATGCGGACAACACGTTTTCTTAAGTGTCATTGAATCCCGCTGGTCATCTGTGTATTCTGCTTTAATCCTCTTCCCTCCGTCATTTTCCTCAACATCGCCGGTGCATCTTTTATCCTTTTCATTTTCTCTTAATACATCAAGTAAATATTGGTATCCGGGAGGGAACATCGTCGCGAGAACGTTTCTAGGAAGACTATTAAACCAAATAACGTGGGACCCTATTTTCCAAACAATCCATACAATAATTACGTTTGCAACAACTCCTGTTATAAATTTAGTTAGGGCAGGGCTCATATTATTAAGTTTTTCTCTTAAAGTTGTCTCAAAATTATTAATGGCAGATCTCTTATTATCTATTGTCGACCTCCCCAAGGATGCGACTGGTTTCGACGCAGACATCGCGCCACCAGTTAGTGGGCCGACTCCGGGAAGCATCCCTTCTATTATTTTATTTTTAGAAGAGGATTCTTCTGATTTATTCGCTGATTCTGCGTCACTCGTCGAACCCGTTTCTGCGGAATTATTCTTACTATTACTCTTACTATTATCATTAATATTTTCTATATTTCCATATGGTTCATTTATATCCGAGTTAATCATAATATATATATATATATTACAATTTATTAAATATACGACTTTAGTGTATTATAGATAATATCATCGCTAATATACTTCGGTCGGTATATGCTTAGCGAGTATATGCTTAGCGAGTATATGCTTAGCGAGTATATGCTTAGCGAGTATATGCTTAGCGAGTATATGCTTAGCGAGTATATGACAGGGCGGCATTTCCGTTGCTTATTGTCAATATATTATATCTCTCTTCTACTATGGTTATATCGTATGTGTATAGATACATTTCCCAATGAGCCTTATTAACCCCGATGAAGTTCTCATCCTCGTCGCATACATTTAGTGTTTCTGCGTTTGGGTCGGCCGGGGGCGTATATGTTGTAAACTCTACCTCAATATTTCTAAATTTACTAAAATTCATCGCTCCGCTTGGTTGAAAACAAGATGCTTTTGTCCCCAACCCGAAATTATAGCAATATATTCCGTCGATTGAATCGCCCGCGGTTCTTACATATTTCTCAACATAATTGAACACCCCAGCATCAAATGTATTTTCTCTATATTTTCCATCTACTAGCAAGCCCCACGTATTCATAATTTCCCGTTGATTTCCTTCACTATAATTTCCCGTCATTTTATGATTTGTTTTATAATCAATATTCATATCTCCGCTGCAATCTTGCGGTGGATTATATGCTGGTGTAAAAGAATCATTTATTTCATTATCCGAAATATCTATAGAAAGACCAAGTTGTTCGGCGCCGGCATCAGGTTGATTATCCTCATCTGGTAAAGCATTTTGTGGAAACGTGTTGTCTATGCTTAGAACAGAAACGTAGTCGAGTGGGTCAACTACATTGTATGGAAGAAAACTATATGGCCAATTTGTGTAATTCGACCACTCGTTTCTTAAATTGACGTCTGACCTTCGAAAAACCCACATCATATTGGCAACACATCCGTTTGATTGTAGCTTAACCTTTTGACTATTTACAACGTTATGAGTTAATGTCTGATACACTTGTTTAACTAGATAAGTTTGAGGTTTTGCTGCAAAAATCCTCATTTCATCAGTACTTAAAAATACATATGTGCTTATTAAATGTATATCGGCGTTCCAGTCCGACCTCTGAATGGGATAAAAGTCCGGTCGAGTAATGTCTTGTATGTTGGTGTCCGAATTAAACGGCGGCGGCTGTAAAAAACGATAGAATTGATGAAGTTGGTTATTGAAGTTTGGTTGAATATAGTTTCCAACAGTTGCGCCTTTAGACGAAGAATATGGTGGCATTATTCTATCAATATCTCTAATAACAAATAATTCTTTAATAGGACGCATCGTCACCTCTATATGCATTTCGTTATACTGAAGACTTACCAAAGGAAACGCCATTTTTGCGGCAAGAGTAAACCAAATATTTAAGGGAACGTATATTTTTCTTCCACGAATAGACGGTTCTGGACCCAACGTTTTATACTTATCCGAAACATTTGGCCACACATTAGGGTAAGAATTTTCTCTATTAAATGCATTCGCCGGATCATTTAGCTCTTTTGTATTTCCCGTCATTCTATCATATAAATCCTGCTTACATCTATCGAAATCCCTCCCGACCGCCAGTTGTAAATAGTCTCCTGTAAATTCCTGTATTACCTGCCCCCCCACCAAAAATCTAATATTCTTTATCATAGATGACCCCAGGTGCTTAATCCATTTGAACTCGTATGGTTTCCATATATTATCAACTGTTTGTGTAGTGCCCGACGGACACGTTGTAGGTGGCAATATAGGGCTCCATATATGCGGAATATTCATTGTCAGATAAGTGTCCGTCAGAAGGTCTCCATATCGAGGAACCTTAAAATCAAATACGGATGGTTTGTTTAAATCAAGTGTTCTCTGCCCAGTATAGTCAATTCTAAACTTTTGTAATCCAAAATTGGTATATTTTGCATAGGTTGTTTTAAAAAATGTTTTCGTGGGGTTTCCTGTTAAATACGAACATTCATTCCCCTTTGATGTCAAGTTTAACATACCGCCACCCATTTTAATATATATAGATATAAACATTTAAATCTATAATAGTTTTACAATAATAGTTTTACAATAATAGTTTTACAATAAAATAATACTATGTGTGTATAATAGATATACCATGTCAAATCCTATAAAAATTACGGATGTAACGAGGCTAGCAAAAAAAGTCAGTGGAGTAATAATGCAATATGCAATACTTATTGTCGGGATAGTCATTGTCCTCGCACTTATTATATGGGCAACAAACAAGTTAAGATTAAACGATAAAAACTGTCGAAATATGGAAACTCTTACATCATTAATAAATAAGCGGAGGAAAATAGTCGCGATCGGGGACGAAAACTGCAATCGAACACTAAAGGATTTTTATATAAAGACCGCATATAACTGTTGTTGTGCAGGTAATTATAAAAATGATTTCGTAAGTATATGTGCTCTAAAAGACTGCATTAGCCAGGGAATACGATGTCTTGATTTTGAGATATATTCGGTAAACGGTAAGGCAGTAGTAGCAGCGTCCTCCGTAAATAATTATACAATTAAGGAAACATATAATTCCATTCCCTGGTCACAGGTTATCTCAACTCTTGTTAATTCTGCGCTGGGTCCAGACACTAGTACTATGTGCCCAAACCCAACAGACCCTTTAATACTTCATCTTAGAATTATGAGCAACAATACAAAAATATATAACGAAATTGCGCAAGAATTTAGAAGTGAGGGGATTGCACAATATATGTTAGGGCCGGAATATAGTTATCAATATTCTGGTGGTGGCGGGAGGGCAGCACATAATGCGGCTGGACATATACCAATATTTAATTTAAAGAATAAAATATTTATAATGATTGACTCAAATAACGAAGAGAACCCACTGTTTTTAAAAACCAATCTGGCGGAATATGTTAATTTAGCAACTAATAATACAAGCACTTCGTGGGGATCAACGAAGAGATTCTATGCCGTTAAGCACGCTCCGAACCACGAAGACCTAATCGCCCACAACAGAACTGGGGTAACAATGTGTTTGCCGGATTTATCCGATAGAGCTACAAATTTCCCTTTTAATATACCAAAAAACCTGGGATGCCAAATGATCGCTATGAGTTTCCAGAAAGATGATAGCCAGCTACAGGCCTATACCGATTTTTTTAATTCAGCGAAAAGCGCGTTTGTTCTTCAACCAAAAGAATTCCTCGAAACAATAACGTGCATCCCAGAACCCTCGCCACGACCCCCTCCTGAACCGACTCAAGAATTTGGATTGAGTGTCTTCAGTGACGCTCCGAAAATACATCTGTAACATAATTTTAATTTCTCTATAATTAATATAATGTCTGAACCCGGATCCCGTATTTCATTCCAGGAGAAGGAACTTCAAATATTACGCGATGCTGTCGATAAGGTGGAGAATCAAACAGCCCGGGCGAAAATAAGCTCCCCTCAGGTTAAAGAAATAATACAAATTGTTGAGAATTATATTAGGAGGAAAAAACTTGTATGTTACGGAGGGACTGCAATAAATAATATCCTACCTGCAAAGGACCAATTTTACGATAAAGCTGTCGAACTACCCGATTATGATTTTTTCTCCCCCTCCGCGTTAAATGACGCGAAGGAATTGGCTGATATTTATTACGATGCTGGATATGGTGATGTAGAAGCTAAATCAGGTGTACACAGCGGAACATACAAAGTTTATGTTAATTTTATACCCGTAGCAGATATAACATCCTTAGACGCAAACATATATAAAATAATTCACAATGATGCTATACTTGTGAATGGTATTAAATACGCTCCCGCAAATTTCTTGAGAATGTCAATGTATCTCGAATTATCCAGACCGAACGGAGACGTGGGGAGATGGGAAAAGGTTTTAAAACGATTAATTCTATTGAATAAGTATTATCCGCTAAAAGGACCAAATTGCGATTCGTCTCGATTTATGCGGGAGTGGGAGGGAAAAGATGATGAGGAGAGTGAAATATATAATACCATACGCCGGACCATAATAGATCAAGGTTTAATATTTTTTGGAGGATATGCAAGCAGTCTTTATGGAAAGTATATGCCGAAGCATCGTCGAAAACAGTTGTTAAAGATACCCGATTTTGATGTGTTGTCGGAGGACGCAGAAACGTCAGCAACGATTATCAAAGAACAATTGGAGAGTGTTGGCGTTAAAAAGGTAAGTATCCACAAAAAAGGAAAGATTGGAGAGAATATCCCCGCACATATAGAAATTATTGTGGATAAGGATACAGTATGCTTTATTTACGAGCCCATCGCGTGTCACTCATACAATAGGATAAGGATACACGGCGGCGTGATTAACGTTGCAACAATAGACACGATGCTTAGTTTTTATTTAGCGTTTTTATATACAAATAAACCATATTATGACAATAACAGAATAATGTGTATGGCACAATATTTATTCCAGGTTCAGGCTAGAAACCGGTTGCAGCAAAAGGGTCTTCTAAAGAGATTTACGATAACCTGTTATGGTAAGCAAAGTACGCTCGAGGACGCAAGGGCAGAAAAAGCGGCTAAATTTAAGGAACTAAAGAATAATCGCGATTCAGATGAGTATGAGAAATTCTTCTTAAGGTACATACCAAGTGAAGAGAAAACTAAAAAATCAAATAGCAAGAAACGTATTACAAAAAAGCCCCCACTTGCAAAATCACGGAAAATATCACACCGTGCGAATAAAAAGAAGTCGCGGAGGAAGAGTCCATTACATCGCAAAAAAAACACCTTTAAAAAACGGAAGAAGCGTGGATGGGGCTTTTAATTCATTTCAGGGTTAACCCTTTCCTTCCTTCCGATAATTATATATTATAATTCAATATCTTCATTTACGTTAATTATATTATATTGGGGTTCACCCGCTTTTAAATTATTTATCATTATTATTATTGTTATCAATATAGTCATTTTTGAATACAAATGCGCCCCAATTGTATCAAAGAATAATGATAATGATAATAATAATAATATATAATTGTAAAGATTCATTATTTTTTAAAATTATAGAAATAATCATCCATATTCAATTTTATTAACCTATACAGATATGTATTCTATGCCCTTTGTGGATAGATAATATACACTGCCGAATAAAATACTATTAAATATATAGCCTTTCGTGTTCATATTCCCATCATTTTTGAATAGACCCGGTATGTTTTTAAGAATTACTTTGTGGACCGCTGGTAATTGAAATATAAAATATAAAAGCGAAATAAGTGCGGGTCCGTGAAGCTCATCGTATAGGTAATCATACTTTTCCACTTGTTTCTCTTTTTTAACGTGGACTTGTTTAATTTCATCTACAGATGGATATTGCTTAATATAATCGTCTGGCCCTTTTGGAACATAATCAACAGAGCTTTCCTTATCTTGCGTGATATGACCCTGGGTTCGAGGAATATCGCGATCGGGTAGTTTTAACCCCCCGGACTGTGACACATTCTGGACATCGGAAATTACTTGTTTCATATAATCGTTTGGATTCGGTGGAGCAACTCTACTTTGAGAATTATCTTCTGCTGCTCTCTGCTCATTTAGCATTTGTGCAGAATTATTAATCTCTTGGTTTTCTGTAGTTCGTAGCTGAACCCCAGGAGGAGGACCAGACGAATTCGAGACAGGCAAATCGTTAATATTTGTAGACCCACCAGACATTATTTAATATAATAAAAATTTAATTATATTAAATTATTTACGCGCGACAAATTACTCGTATTCTATATGAGTTTTTTTTTTATCGCAACTAATTGACGCTTGTTCAAATGAGTAACACTCATTATTGTGCTTATATATTTTTTGTATAATGTCTAAATGATGAGGGCCTTTGAAATCTAAACAATCCTTATTGTCGCACGATTTTCTAAATATACTCGCCAGACCTATACCCAATATAACAGATACTAAGTATCTTCCAAATTTGGTATGAATAGATTTAAGTATATTTTGGATCATATATTATATGTAATTATATTTTATTGACATTTGTGTCCCCGAATGGAACAGAAGTAGTTGGTATGTTTTGTAAACTCCCGCCCATTTGAACGGGGATGGTTTTTATTTTAGAAGAATCTGCTGGACACGTCATTTTTTTTACAATATATTCGAAACAATTTTTTGCCTTATCGATATAACCAAACTCGGCGATATTGTCCGGAGTCGGATAAACATATACGATAGTGCTTTCTGGTGCAGAAAGCCATATAAATACCAGTCCTACGACAAAACTAGCTAAAAATATAGACCAATCGACAAATTTAGTAAACATATATAATAACCGAATATAACTTTATTTTATACATTAATAACGCGAGCTCTATCTGAACCAGAAATATATAGTTCGTTCAATGTGAACGGCTCTTGGACTAATTTTGTTAACGGTGGTCCATCGTCAACCCCATCGATTTCCTCAAGCGAACTATATGTGTAAGCCATCGTGCGGATTTTATCTACAAGAGGAAGTATTCTGTCGATATATATTTCAACCATATTCGTTATATATCCTCTTCCGGGAGAAGTATCATAATCGTGCGAGAGCTTATTCAGTTCTATTACTATTCCCGATAATTCTTGGGAAGCCTTGTTTTTTTCGGCGGAACTAACACCGTTATTTAAAATGTTTACATATGCAATTTTTACTTTATCGTGTGCCTTTGTTAGTCCAGCTAAACGTTTGCGCAATTTATCGAAATCCTTTATAGCATCATCTTCCGAGGTATACCCAAATAGAATCTTTAACTTTGTCTTTATTATCTCGGTTTGGATAGAATTTATTTCTTGTATAAGAAATTGATATTCTGTTCGTATATTTGTATAATATCCTCTGTTAATTTTAATATTAAGGTCACAATGTCGCTCCCCGTTGCACGTAGCAGATAATATATTTTTACTATTGGTAAATGTTGTACCCCCGACAGCTCCACATTTAACACATTTTCGCTTATATTGCATCCATTTTTGCTTCTTATCCCGAGCCGCCAAACTTTGGTTACCCAATATTTGCTTTTTTTTCCTCTGATTTGTCTCGTCGTATTTATGTTTCAATTTATAATAACCGTGTATAGCTTCTTTCACAGACTCATCCATATATATATAAAAACTTATATTTATCTACGTATAACATCTAAATCGGGGTTGTTATTCCACATTGGTATATCTGTAATCATACTTTTTTTTTGCTTAATCTCTCCTAACTGGTTTAATTTTGAAATAATATATTCCTTTTTCTTTCTATTCCTTAAGTCAATCTCGGCGGGGGATATATTTCCGTTATATCGGTACATTAATATCGACCCGAAAAAAATAATAAATAAGGCTATCATTCCTAAATTGAATAGCAAAGTAATATATTTATCTTTAAACTTTCTGCATTCTTTAAGAGACCCGCCAATATAGTAATGTATTCCTGGTTCAGTTAGTGATGGAGCATTCATTAATAAACACTGGTATTTTTTCAAAAAATATTATGCATATTAACTATAATGGTGGATAAAAATGATAACGGAGTTCCAAAACCAAGCATGTTGTTTTTTTTTATCGCGACAACTCTATATGCTGCGGTAAAGTATAATATAGAAACTAATAATTTAAGAGTAGCAACTCTATGTTATGTGATTACCATAATCGTCGGCCATTATTTAATAAATATGAATATAGTTACTGCTATATGCAAATCTTCAAACTGGAGACTTGCGTTTATCGTAACTGTTGTCCCTTGGGTAATGATGTTTAGTATTATTATGATTGTTCTTGAGATGTATCCCGGTTGGAAGGCGCCATTCTCCAACACGTTTGGCTATGCACTTGTGAAGTTTACTGGCGCAAAGAAGCTTATGAGCGAAATATTCCCTCCTGGAGAAGACCATTCTAGAGACGAGGACGCAAAGTCTGTTAAAGAATCTTTAGCATATATTTATTCTGACCAATCTATACTAATAAACGAAGTTACTAACGAAAATTTCGAGAATTTTTGGAAGGAAACCGCAGCACTTAGAAGTGGAAAAAGTAAAGGTGTGGACGAAGCATCCCTAAAACATAGATTTAAGAAATTGGTGAAACTAAAGGAGATCGTAGGTGAGTATGTTTGGTATATATTAACCGGTTCTCTGGTTATAGCCGTAGGATATAATTATCTAGTTACTGTAACGTGTTCTCCTACAACAGAAGACATTAAAAAAGAAGAGAGGGCATATGAGTCAACTGCCGAAAAGCAAAAGTCGGAAGAAGAATCCAACAGTTCCACAAAAATGAAATTCTCGGGACAATAATATTTTGTAAATGTTAATATATGAGTGATTTAACTAAACTGCAGCGTCTAGAGAGAGATACGAACAAATCTATACTGGCTCTATCAATGTCTGCACTAGAAACTAAAAAACTAAGTATTGCTGCGTCTAAAAACGCGGAGAAGTTAGAGGCGGAGGCTGCAAAGATTTGTGAAAACACTAAGTTTCTCGCCGACAATGCCGCTTCCCTCGCAGAGCTAGCTCAGGCGGCCGCGGCTTCAAAGAAGTAATTTTGGCAATGCCGATAAATGCAATATAGAATAATATGACAGTATACCCAACATTATAGACAACAGCCAAACTGGGACGACGGTTTTCTTTTTGAAACCAATTCCAAACTCTCTCAAGCTTCCGTCTTTATTATATAAAAAGTGTGGCTTAATCATAACAATAAACGTATAGGATGTTATAAATATAGATATTGCGATTGCTACAATATTGTTCTGAAAAAAACGCTGGTCCATTATTATATACACAGGATTTTTTTTTTAACATTAAACACGATAAAGCTTAATGTTAATTTATTTATTTAATATCCCTCATCTCCGTCGCCATCACCATAATCGTCGTCATTTGCTAAGTGTTGTAAAGAATATTCCGCGGATTCTATTTCTTCTGTTATCGCTTCTTGTTCCATTAAGTCCATCATAAAAATATCCTTGTTCATTTCGGTTACCACGCTATTTTCGCCCAATTTATGCTCCGCAATCGCCTGCATTTCCATTGCACTCCGCTCACTATCATATGTTTTACCATCATAATTTCTGAAACCTTTCTGCAGTCCGGTGCTCCACTTTTCCAATTTTTGATTTTTAAATAAACTTTCGATTTCTCTCTCTTCGTCCGTCATCGCCTTCAAATAATCGGTAATCCCATCCTTCTCCCTCTCCTTCGCACGATGCACTCGGTCCATTAACATAGTATAATTATAATCTATTACCTTTTTGTTTTCCACGATAATCGTGCAGAAAGTTGATAAAAGAGCAGCGACCCTCCCTTGTTTATTTTCAATATCACCCGACATCAACTGTTGTTCTAGGGAACTGTCATCTTCCACCATCGCGTCGAAATCATCATCCCGTGATTTAATGTTAAACTCGGCTATACCGTCCATCGAGGATATTATATTGCTAAATGTGCTCAATAAATAATATTCGTGAAGCATAACACATAATTCTGCATTAAATATATTGCTACCGTCTGTGTGCACGTTTCCGTTATCTGAATAATAAAGAGTTTTTTCGACAAGCTTATAAATCGTTTTATTTAGACGCTGTGATTCTTTCATCACAGTAGTAACTGTTTCATCGTCGAATAGACTATTAAAGTTTTTATAGAATTTTCCAAGTATATTCACCATATCTCTATTGTGGAATTCTGATAACTTCCAGTGCTTTGGTATTTTACATCCTGACCCACACGGATTCACCTTATTTATAATAATATTGGGGAATACGTCGCTTATTAGGCGTATCGTATTTTTAATAAAATCTAACTGCTTGAATGTCGTTTCGTCGAAGCCGTCAATAAATCTAGTTTTCCCTAATACATTAAACGAAGAGATGGAATCTATGCAAGCGGCGACATCTTTATTCTTTTTTTTAGTATTTCTTGTTATAAATCTGTTTATCTCCATTCTCATATTAGAATTAGATAATACCAGATAGTCTATCATATCTCTATATGGCGTCGTTTCATAATATTTAAGATTTGGAGTTTGGTTTATACACATCTCGAGGAGGGACGAAAGGTCTGTTAAAAATTTACCTGGAACAGCTTCTGTTCTATACTCGATGAGACTGTTTACCAAGTCGTAGAGAGAAAGAATGTTATCCTCCGCCACATTTTGCAACTGTATATCCACAGTATTTCTTTTGTTTATAATGGTAATTAACATATGAAGGTCTTCTATAGTATAATTCCTTCCCTCTTGTTTTAGCGCGCGAATTTTGTCCTGTAATGTTTCTTTGTCGGCTATCCCCTCCGGTTTTTCCAGACAAATCGCGCGGAGTTCCTCTTCTATCGGAATCGATGTGTTAAATCTGCAATATGCTATAAACGATTGATATATTGTTTCTTCTGAAAATTCAGTTGAAATGGGGAGGGGCATCGGCTTGGTGTTCGTCGGATAAAATAATATGTTTGCTTTGGTTAGCGTTGTTACCTCTCTCAAACTATATGTTATATTTTCAACTCTTTTATTTAATATTCTGATATCGGGTTCTTTCTCTATTAAATAATCAACGGTGTTTATCGTTCCGTCATCGCAACACGAATTTACCAAATATGGAACGCCTGTATTATTTGTTAGAATGGCTGCCGACTCTTTAATTGTTTTATTGATTAGCTTCTGAATGTGTATTGAGAAGTATATAGATTTACTTTGCAAAACAAGAAGCTTTTCTGACTGCGAAGAAGTGCCTTTTTTAAAGTCGGACAATAGTTCCTTCTCAAATAATTTTGTCACGGGTTCAGTAACACCTAACTCAATCTGGTTGAGTGGCGGCAAAAATGTGTGCCACTGTCGAATGTCGCGGTCCGCCGGTATCGCATCCTCCGGTGTTTTCGAAAGATACTTTAATTTTGCAGTTATTTTATCTAGAATGTGCCTGTCTATCAAAACGTATTCGTCCAATATTTTTTTAATAATTATATTAATATTTTCCAGTTTTTGTTTCGCCACGGCATTCCAAGGGGAGGTAGCTGATTTACTAATTTTCTTTAGAACACAAGAAATATACGAGATTCCTGTAAGGTCTTCTTCGCCGTGCAAGGGATAGCCTGAAAAAGACAGCTTGCATCCGGGGAAACCCTTTCGCGGTTTTAACGATGGAATACTTGTTTGTACAGAAATAAGAAAATAGCACATGGAAAGCATTATTAGCAATGAGTTAACCTGTTTCGCATATGCTCCCTTTTTGCCTTTTTCTGCCTGCTCTTTATTCGGTAAATTAACCTTTAATTTTTGCAAGGTATCGTGTATAATCCCCGGTAAGTATGGTTCAATTGCAATATCCATATAATCGGCCATTGTGGTCACTACATTATATATTTTTTTGGTGATGGGGTTTGTGTATTTGTCTTCTATAGATTTCCGCGTTTCTTGCATTACAAACGCTCCGGCGTCCTTTTCTAAAACATCACGACTTACCTGCTTGAATCCACCTTCATCATATCCTTCCTCTTCATCAAACTTAATATATGTAATAAAATATCCGCTATGTTTGTCAACCCAAGAACCCCCGTCGTCACTATATGTGCCTTGTTGTTTGCATATTTTCTTAACCGTCGTCATATAGTCATTCCCCTCTACAAACGATGAGGCCAACTCGAGTATAAATGTGGGAAGTAATTTAACATTCGTTTCTATGCAGTATTTCCACCAATTGTCTTCTCCTTTGCTTGCCGGGCGCGCATATTTTGCGTCGAACTGTAAAATGAAGTTTTGTCTCTGCGAAAAGTCGGGGAAGCCCAATATAGTATCTCTTATTTTAATATAGGGCGAAACCGTTCCTTCAAACTCCTCGACGCCAATGCCCATCGTGTATTTTTGGTCATTATATTTATAAAGAAAAGTTTTTTGAAGATTTATTAATTTGGGAAGCCTCAAGGAATATAGTGAAAGCCGGTCTTCTATTTTCTTTTTAATTTCCTCAAGACCCTCTTGCATATTTACATCAAATTCCTTGACAATCATGATAAGATTTTTATTTTTAATTATCTTTTCGCTATTCTCTAGTGTTTCGCACGTATTTTTAATATCAATACAATTTTGCGATAAATTGCAAAACGTTTTTGATTTATCTGAAAACACATCACCGGTAATTGTTGTGTCGCGTTCCCAAGTGCCACCAACCCTTTTATAGTATAAATATTTCGTATCTTCGTCGTCGATTACTACTACGCAATAATTCCCCTCTCGCACCTCCCTTTTCTTTTCAATAAGAGCGGTTGCTTCTATCGTTGCGTTATATGTCGATAGTCCTACGCTGTCTTTTAGTTTGTTTGTCAGTATTAGAATCTTATCCTGGAGAGATAATGTTGCATCCGAAATGTATTTTTTGTATTCGGTTATTAATTCGTAATATGTTTTGTCGTATTGTTTATCAAAATAAATAGCCTTGTCGTTATCCTCCGTCATTTCATCAATCGCCAAATATTTTTTAGCCAGCACGCGTGGTTCGCATTCACTGGGTTCGGCTGAATCCTCCGCGCGAGTACCCGATAAACCACCTCCCGATAAACTTGCACCCGATAAACTTGCACCCGATAAACTTGCACCCGATAAACTTGCACCCGCGGGAGACGCAGATTTTGATAGCTCGTCTAATCGTTTAACCTGCTCGGTCGCATAAGGGACCATTAAAGAAAAGCTCGTTTTCGCCAGGAGGGTATTATAATAGTTTGAGTTGTCTATCTCCGATATATATTTGAGGAAGGCGTGGTTTGTTAAGGCCGGGGAGTTTTCAAGCCCATATAGAGTAAGCATTGCGAGTTTTTCCTCTTCCGACAAAATTGTTAAAAGATAAGGTATATCCGGTTCTTCTGTGCGAAATTTATGTAGGGTTTTTACCATTTTGTCTCTCTTCTCGACGAAGGTTTTTTTATATTGGAATATACCCGCCGCGATAAAATTGTTAAACTCTGCGTAGTGTGCATATGTAAGGTCTTCTTTGTATATCATAAATGGTTCTAGATATTTCAAAATACAGTGAATAGACAAATTGTCGGTTATATTATTTTTAATTAGCTCAAATAGATTCGCCGTAGTAGGGACCATTATTTTTAAAAATTTTTCGTATTTGTCTGGATCTTGAACATCTTCGTCTAGGATATGTTCCGTAAATTTATTCAGGAAGCTGCCTTCCATAACACCGGGCCTGTCCAATCTTGATATTATCTTCGTGGATATGTCTGTTCGTTCGGTTAATAATCTCCAATAAGAGAGAAAATTTCTATTTAAATTTGCACGAGTCATTATATTCGTAGTAGGAAGGTTTATATGAGAAAATAAAACGGCCGATTCTGGCAACGTTATATATGATTTTATTGACATAGGGTCGCTCTCCGTTAATTTATGATTCGTTAATTCTACTCCACCACGACCACCTTTGTTTTTAGTATATTTAATAGTGTTTATCCCCACATTATATTCCTGTGTGTAAAAGCGTTTTACGTGTATGTCTTTATTTTTAAAAACGGTCGATTCGAAATTCTCTAAGTTTTCTACAACGGACAACACGTTTGCATTCACCCTTTGCGTTGTTAACAGGGTGTCTCTATTGTCTGGTTCATCGAAAGGCGTGTAGAATTTGTTTAATCCTTTTATAAGAGCATAATATCTATTCTCTCCGGCTATGGTGTTATCTTCATAAGAGTTAATTAGTTCTGTTTCCCTTGCGCGAGTAACAGACAGGTCCATATGCGACACACCCATTCCGTCGGTCGACTCGGGGGCATCTATGTCGTAAATATGTTTTTTACATTTTACCACGGGTAGAATCCAATATAGTTTATGTGACTGTTCTTTTAGAACATTTGCGAGAGGCTTGTATTCCGGTCCGCGCTTAATAAATCCATCTACGTTATTATAATCGTCGAATGTGGAGAATTTCTCTCTAAGCTGGACATATCTTTCTATTAAAGTATGTATATGATTAAGAACCATTGGTGTCCTCTGCTTGTTTGGTATGTCGGCCAATAGGTCGTCCAATATATCTCCTGTTTGTTTATCTATGCTAAACTTCTTATTTTCATCTGCAACATCTATAATTTGAGATATTTCATCTAATTCATCGCCAAATTTAAACTGGTCGGCGTCGAATATCTTATCTTGTATAATTTTTCCCATATCCTGTTCTTCTGGCGAATCTATGATATCGCGATATTCTCCGTCGTGCTCCTGCGATGCATGCTCCTGCGATGCATGCTCCTGCGATGCATGCTCCTGCGATGCGTGCTCCCGCGATGCATGCTCCTGCGATGCGTGCTCCCGCGATGCATGCTCCTGCGATGCATGTTCCGGCGGATCTCTAATTTCTATTTTGTCAATAGGAATATCTTTGGGAACTCCCTTGTATTCGAAGTCAATATATATTGGCTCGGACCCTTCCTCTACGCTTGTAATTTCGATTTGGTCTTCTTCTAAATTTGTTATTTTTCCCGTAACAACAACCGGAATTTCTCCTCCTAAATAAACATTAATCCACGTATCCGGAAGTAATCCATTTTGTCTAGAATATCCTTGTTCAGATGCACGGTCTAGTAAACGTATTTCAGTTATTGATTCGTTACGCAACGATTTATCCTCTCCTATCATAAGTATTATAGAACCATCGTCGTCTAATAAATCTATCTCATTATTATCAATATAATTTATAAAAAAATTCTTTTCGTGTAGTTTTTCATCTTCCGGGGCTATTATTTCTATAATATCGCCTAATTGTAAATGTAAATCATTATGGGCCATTATCTTATACATACAGTAGAAATTTTTATGCAAAACGAAAGTTTTTATCCAAAACGAAACATTTATGAAACTTTCTAAACAAGTTAAAGGTAATCTAGTGATATAATCTATTATGGATAACGTATATAATCTTACTAAACTGGAGAATTGTAATATTATGGAATTGGTCTGTTCACTTTCCACAGACGCTGTCACCGCCGGGAAAAAATTCGAAGAGGTCGGAATAAAGTTAACAAAATACACGAATGAAAATGGAGACTACCATATTTTAAAATATATTAAATCGGCACTAACCGAGGATAATACAGATTCGCTTGGGTTATTTAGGTCCGTTATTCTAAAAGGCTCTAAGATTGTAGGGTTTTCTCCACCTAAATCAGTAAGTATGGATGTATTTTCTAGTAAAAACGCGGAACCATCAAATGACAGACAAAACTGTGTAGCAGAGGATTTTATAGAGGGCACAATGATAAATGTATTTTTTGACGAGTCTATTGGGGACTGGGAGGTTTGTACAAAAAGCAATATTGGGGGCAGGTGTATTTTCTTCCGAGACGAGAACCAAGGTATCGAGAACACATTTCGTTATATGTTTTTGGATGCGGCTGCCAGTCTGGATTTGGATTTTGACGATTTGTCAAAAGAGTATAGCTATAGTTTTGTAATGCAACATCCTAATAATAGGATTGTTACCCAATTCACAGAGAAGAAAATCTTCCTCGTGGGTTGCTATAAAATAAACAACGAGGAACTTACAGTAACAGAGGTGCCTCGCAATATCCAGAAAAACCTTTTTGATGGCACAGGAGTTTTATTCCCAATGCAGGTGCACTTCAATAATTACGACGAACTACGCGAACTGTGGGCTGGCGCAAATACGGACTATACAACGATGGGTGTAATCGTAAAGAACACCAGCACAGGAGATCGAAGCAAGATTAGAAACCCCCAATACGAGACGGTTCGTCGTCTTCGAGGTAACCAACCGAAGCTCCAGTATCATTTCTTAGAATTGAGGAAAGCGGGGAATGTATTCAAATATTTAGAGTATTTCAATCAATATGCCCAACAGTTTGACATATTCCGCGACCAAGTTGACCAGTTCACTAAACAGTTGCACACAAATTATATTATGTGTTACATAAAAAAGACAAAACCTCTCATCGAATATCCGGTACAGTATAGAACACATATGTTCCTTCTACATAGAATTTATGTGGAGTCCCTGCGAGACGAGAATAAACATATATCTAAGGCTCGAGTGATTGCGTATGTTGATGAACTACCCCCGGCAAAATTAATGTTTTCTATAAATTTCCCAAAGCGGAATATTGATAAAAAATGAATGAATAAATGAAAAAGGATTTATGTATTATGCGTATCCGACGCGGTGTAAATTTCTTATCCAAATAAATTTGTATGTGGATAAGAACGTTTGTAAATAAATGAGAAAGAAAAAAACTCGTCATACTCGTCGAGATTATACGCGTAAAAATAATAAACACAGAAATAATAAACACAGAAATAAAAGACGTTAAAACATTATATATAATAATTTTATTATGCAACTGCCGTGAAGTCCTTTTTAAGTGAGTTGAAAATCTCCAATGCTTTTGTGGTTACATTCCCGAGGTAATTTAGAATTTCCCCCTTATCGGTATTGTGTTTAAATGCGATACGAATAGTGCTAACGTCAATATGTGGGTGGGGCTTTGTAAATCCACAGAATGTCAAAATTTTATTAGAATCGGTCGGGGTATCATAGTATGATGCATAAAGTAGATATTCGAGAGCACAACCGAGCGTATAATCCTCGCCTTCAAGAATAATATCATAGCAATTCTCCATAGTTGTTTTTGACGGAACAATCATATTCTCTTTTGTCTGGATATCTTCTGCGAACTTTTCTACCTTATTAAGCATCACGCTGCACGCCATCTCAACGATTTTCATTGGTGCAAATACTCCAACGCTTTCTATAATAAATGTAAATGAGTTCGGGAGAGTGATGCGCTTTCCTTCTAGAAGAAGCCAGTCGTTTTTAATATCTTCAATTTCTGGAGCAGACTTCCCTCCCTTTTTATATTCCTTGGCCTTCCCAGACCAAATATCTGTCCTCCGAACAACATCTATTGTCGAGCGGTAGCTGCAAGTTGACACTACATTATACGAGCCGTTCTCCTCAGCTCCCAAGCTAACACTAAGCGTACACGACATTTTTAGATGTTCGCCGTCAAGAGTTTTAGATAGCTTGGGTCTGATGCGAACAAAATCGATAAAGTCACCTGTGATGGGGTCTGGCGGGAACATCTTCCGTGTTTCGGCGGCGGAAAGAACAGTGTCGGTTTTTACGTTTCTAACAACAAAGTCTTCGGTGGTAACATATTGGGTTGTTTCGCTTTCGTTCTTCTTATCGCATTCGACAATATAATCTTCGATAGGAAATGTGATATCGGTAATGTGGACGGGGATACACGCCAACCTCTGTTTAATAATTTCATTATTTAGCCTGGTTGTATTTATTGAAATAATAGAATTATTCCTAGCGTGCGGTGCTGTTCGAAACACAACGGTTGGGATTTCGGAAAGAATTATTCTGCGAAGGGAATTCGCTAGGCTGACATTAATGTTAGATACTTTAAACGTGAGGTTGCTATTTTCAAAAGCAATATCGGATACTCTAGGATCCATAATTATATATTTAATCATTTATTAAAATTTAAATCAATTTTTAACGAAATAAATATAAATGATAGTATTTATAGTATTTATATGAGTTGTATTTTATATTACAGTAATTTTTGCGAAAAATGCAAAAGTATGCTTCAGAATATTAGTAAGAGTCCCGCTAGTGAAAAAATGCACTTTATTTGCATAGATAATAGGATTTCGAAAAATGGCGCGTGTTATATTGTATTAGAGAAGGGCGACGAGGTATTATTACCTCCGACGGTCACAAAAGTCCCGGCCCTATTATTATTAAATAAGGGACATCACGTTTTATTTGGCGACGAAATAACCCATCACATTATGCCAAAGAAAAATGTTATGCAAGAGGCGGCTCAAAATAATTCAGAACCCAACGCATTTTCTCTTGGAGGATTGGGGCACGGGGTTACATCAGATAATTTTAGTTTTTTAGATCAAGATATTAGTTCAATGTCTGCTAAGGGAGAAGGGGGAATGCGTCAGCTACATCACTACACGTCGGTTCATTCGGAGGAGAACTCAATCGAGACACCACCTGATAATTACGAAGCAAATACAATTAAAGGAGTTTCCTTAGATAAATTACAGCAAGAGAGAAATAGTGATATATCTTAATAGTTAAAATATATATTTATAATAATAATATTTAAAAAAAAAGCATTATTATTATTATTATCAGAAATGGCGACCTTATCTCCGTCTTACGTATTAAAGACATTTAATAACCACTTCGACGACTTTGTTGGAGATATTCTTCGAGTATTTCCCGGCGATAAAGACATAATTGCTGGACGGGAGGCGCTGCGTAATATGCGTAAGGCGAATCCTAAAATAATAATTAACATATTCAAGGAGACTGTCGTAGGTCCATATCATAAACAAATAAAAAATAATGATATATCGTTTTTTATAGAAAAGAATTATACTGATGAAATCACGGATGAAAACTCACGCAGGATACTTTCTAAAATAGACATAATACGCGAACCGGTTAGAAATATGAATGACGCCGATAAAAATAATGTATTGAAATATTTGAACAATTTGTTAAAATTATGTGATTTATATAAATAGAGTTTAAAAAAACAACGATTATGTAAATATAATATGGATATTAACGGGAATATTGTCAAAGATGAATCTGAAAAGCCATCTGAAAAGCCATCTGAAAAGCCATCTGATGCACCTGTCGAAGAAAACCCCAAATCATCGAAAGACCCCAAAGAAGTTCTAAGAGACTTTAAGAAAATAGTTTTAGATTTTTTAAATGATATATTAAAAACTTATCCCGAGCTAAGGGAAACATTAAATGATGATCTAAAAGAAATATTGGGCAATGAAAACGACGAAGAGTCTGTGAAAAGGGTATATGAGTATTGTGAAGCGCTATATCCCAAGAGATTTTTCGACATATTATACCAAAACGAAGAGATGTTTGGAGATGAAGAAATAAGAACCGACTTTTTACCCGGAATAGAATTTAAATATTTATGGAAGCAGGATATTAGCGATAAAACGAGGCATACTCTGTGGAAGTATTTGCAGCTTATACTATTTACAGTTGTATCTTCGCTTTCGCACGAAGAATCATTTGGAGATACCGCAAAGTTATTTGAGGCAATAAACCAGGACGAGTTTAAAGAAAAGTTAGAAGAGACAATGAAAAATATGAAAGATATGTTTAATGGAGATAAGAAAGACGGAAATGATAAATCATCGCAAAATATGCCGGACCCGGAAGAATTACACGAGCACGTTAATGGAATGTTAAACGGTAAATTGGGAAAACTTGCAAAAGATATTGCAGAAGAGACAGCGAAAGACTTTAATATAGATATGGCAGATGGCGGTTCAGTTGATAGTGTATTTAAAAATCTTTTCAATCAGCCAACAAAATTAATGTCTTTAGTAAAAAACGTGGGGTCTAAGTTAGACGAGAGAATGAAATCCGGAGATATAAAGGAGAGCGAGCTATTGCAAGAGGCGAGCGAAATGATGGAGAAGATGAAGAGTATGCCGGGTATGGGAAACTTACAACAGATGTTTGGTAAAATGGGAATGGGGGGAATGGGAGCAGCGGGAGGAAAGATGGATATGAACGCGATGAGAAACAATATTTCTAAGAATATGAAAGTAGCGAAACAGAGGGAGAGGATGAAGGAGAAATTGGACCAGCGGCGGGCAGCCGCGGCGGCGTCCTCTTCTTCGTCCTCTTCTTCGTCCTCTTCTTCGTTCTCTTCTTCGTCCTCTTCGTCGCATCCTCTTCGCCCAAGCGAGACCACTCGCACGCAGACCCCCACGACGCAGAACCCATCGGGTGCAGTAGAGAGGTCAGTTTTTAGAACGGGAGAAAAATATGAAAAAACATTAAAGCCTTCTCCGGGGGGTAATAAAAAGAAGAGAAGAAAGAAAAAATAAAACGACTATATATATAAATGGCTGCTCCTTTTTGGATAACTGACCCAAATGTTTTATTTAAAAAAGAATATATTGCAGAAGTTTGGCCAAGTATAAATATGCGGTTTAGTGAAAAATTAAATGCGATTACGAGGCTGGTGTTATTTTTAACGCTAACAGGTCTTTTCATAGGAAATAAAATGCAGATTTTAATTACCGGCGCTGTAACAATACTTTGCATTGTTATGTTGTATTTTTTTAAAACAAAAAAATCAAAAGAAGGATTTGCCGGTTCCCAACCTGCACCTGTAATAGATTCATCTGTTCATACAATGCCATCTAAGAATAACCCATTAATGAATGTATTACCGCCAGAAATAAGTGATAATCCAACTAGAAAGGAGGCGGCGCCATCCTTTAATAAGGATGTTGTTTCAACTATTGATAATGATGTAAAAGATTTTGTAGCGGGAAACTTCGGAGACCCGTCTATAAAGGATAAACTGTTTCATGATTTAGGAGATAATTTTACATTTGACAGATCGATGAGACAATGGTATTCGACGGCAAATACCCAAATACCAAACGACCAGAAATCATTTGCAGAGTGGTGTTATGGGGATATGGTGTCGTGTAAAGAAGGTCACGAACTCGCTTGCACGAAAGGCGCGCCACATAGATGGACATCAGAATAAAGATATTATTTAAATAAAATAATATATTTATGCAATATATAATGGCTTCAACGCACGATTATACATTTTATGGCCAATCTAGAATAGGAGATGATCGCTGTGGAATTAGTCAGAGAAATATTCAAAACGCCGAAGCTTCCACATACATATTAGATAATTTCAGACAGTCTTGTCCGATGTCAAGCGCGATTAAGTTCGCAACTAGTCAGCCAAATGTGAATTTCAACGGAAGTCACCAGGTGGGGATAAACGGATGTAATATCGACAACAACTCTGCCCTATCTATTACAAAATTAACTAGACCGGAATGCAGGATAACATTAAATCAGCGCCCATACGCAACAGTCCCCTTTTTAGGAAGAGGAAAAGGAAACCCCGATTTAGAATCAAAGCTATTGCAAGGGGATTTAGCGAATAACAGAAAAAGCGCAAATCCTTCGAGCGAGATATGTCATATGGGTTACCGAAACACGCCTATGATTGATTCACTCAAGAATACTATTTCTAACCCAGAAAATCTTTGCGAAAGTTCGGCGGCAGATGGTTGGATCAGGGGTGGACTTCCTTCCAGAGATTTAACTCGCGATAATGCAAGCAGAAACTAAATTATTTACTAATTAATTAAGAGTATAAAAAAATGCCTTTAATTATTTATAATGTATATTCACGATTTTATCTGCACATATAAATCCCATAGTGAGAAGACAAGTGAAGATGCATATCGGTTACAATATTTACAAGCATTTGGACTTAATAACTGGGACGACACGGTAATTGATACAGAATCAACCGATTTGTTTGACAAAATATCGAAAAATAGAGATATGGTTGAAATAATAAATAAAATAAAAGAAACGAAAAAATTCAAAGGGATGCTTGCATTTTTAGGAGACGACCATCGAGATTTATTTAAATTATTATTTGTGTATGACCTGTTTGATTTATCCCACAAGTGCTTTTGCGATATACTAAATGATGGAAATATTCGCGAAGATAATAAAAATATGTTGTTGAAAAATATATAGTCATATAATAATATGACGTCTACGAGAAATATTAATAGTTCTAGTGATTATTGTTTGCAACAGGCCTCTTTTCGCGGAATGGTAAGATACAAGTTTTACGAACATTCTCAATACGGAACCTGTTTAGACCCCGCTATTCCTTGTGTGGGATATACGCCAAGCCATCTTCCTCGTGACGTTTTATCGCACAATCCGATCGAGATAGAGTCAGCATTATTCGGAATAAACTCATCTAATCTTGTTTCGCCACAAAAGCCAGTCCAGCCATATCTTAAGAAACTCCCGTCAAAACAGTTTTTTCAAAGAGCGCCCCTAATTATGCCGAGCCCGTTAATTATGGAAAATAATCAGAGACCTTTTCCCGTTCCTAATTAAAATGATTTGATATATTATGAAAACTAAAAAAACACATAATAAAGTTTTAAAGCATAAAGTTTTAAAGCATAATATATCAAAAACAAAAAAAACACATAATATAAATTACCCGCGTGCAGCGATTTTACCTCACGCCGGTGAAAAATATGCAGGTGATGCACGTAAAAATATTTTGATACATTTTCCCCGTTATAAAATAAAGTATATCATTTATATATCCGCAATACACGATAGTAAGGATATATTGCCGGGGGTATATCAATTATATAAAGACACCACATTCGGAAAAACACCGCAATTGCCTATTATAAATAAAAACGAACACTCATTTGATTGGGTTGAGAATGAATTACGAACGCATTTTCCAAATGTTAAAATATTTGTTTTGACACCGGTAAAAAAATATGACACACAAATTGTTAAATGGATTACTACATTTATTAGTAATAACTCGAATAGTGTATTATTTAGCACAACAGATTTAACTCATCACGGTAAACAATTCAATAATAATATATTAAAATTTCCGCAAAGACTCCATAAACAATATTTAGAGGAACATCTAATATATTCACTTATTCAGCGTCCACTTCAAATGCATAAAATTAAACAATATACGAACCAGTCCGAACTATTATGTGGTCCGTATGCAATCCAATTATTTTGCGAAAGTATAAAAAGAATAAATTACTCGGGGAAAGTTGTTGATTATTATGATAGTCATTTAGAAAATAACAAGTTAGATAAATATACAGTTACATCTACACATATTAAAAATATAGTATCTTATGTTAGCATTATTTATGGTCCAAAAATAAATAGTGGTAAGATTAATAGCTTTGATATAATGCTAGCATTAGGATCTATTAAATCTGAAATAATAAAAAAAATAAATAAAGCATCATACCGTGTGAAACTACCAATATGGTCCCCTTTTTATAATATGCATCAAGGGGTATTTGTAGGAACCAACCTTAATGGTAAAACGAATTGCTCTTATGGTCGGTATGAAACAACCAACACTCATAAAACAGCTACTAAAATAATAGAAGCCGCCGGTGATTGTTTATTAGATGCAAAAAATAGATGGAAAATTCCGTATAGTAACCATCTATTGGACAAATTAGATTATAAAATAGAGTTACTTGACCCGAAACATAAATGGAAAAAATATAGCGGAAAACATACAGAGAGATATTTCAAATTAAATGGTAAACAAGGAATATATTTAAAACTTTTATCAGGTAAAAGCGCAACATATTTACCTGTTGTTGCGCGTGAACATAAACACTGGACTATAGATAAATATATGGAAAACTTAAGTGAAAAAGCTGGAGGAAATAAATATGATTGGAAAAAAGGAACGATATGGATATATGAAAGTAAAAGTTATACGTGGGATGGCAAGAAACATAAAATAAAACTATCATAAAAGATATATTAATTGTATGATGATTTTATAAGAATATATAATGTAAGAGATATATATATGTCATTTACCCGTTTTCACGACGACCCTTGTCGTGTAGAAAAACAAGTGCAGGAAGCAACCGATACAGGAAGATATATGTTAAATGTTCCAGGGAACGGGTCGAAGCCCTGCTTTATGGAAGACCCTCATATACGAATGCAAAAGTGGGGAGCCAATTTGCAAACAAACTCCATTAATTTAGAGAGTGACCTATTAGGTTTAACTAGAAAAGTAACAAGAGACGCAGAAGATGTAAACGATTATAGACATAATGCAGTTAAAAGCAAAAGGGTCGAATATCCTAGTATCGCGCCCATAACTGAACAGCCGAGAGCGACCCATCCAGCGTGGACTGTGAGAGATTTAGAACAAACGAAATGGAGTATATTGCCGATGGATCCACAAGAAAATGTAAATATACCATTTAAGAATAATTTAAGCACCCGCATTTTAGAAAAGGATTATTTTATTCCGGGAGCTCCGTGTATTAATAACAATTAATATTTTATGCATAAATTAAATATATATGAACCTATTATATAATGGCAATGATTGCAATACCTATTTTAGCATTAGGAGGATTGTATATAATGTCTTCCGAAAATGATAAAAATGATCGCCCTTCCGCGTGTTCAAATAGAGAAGGGTTTGTTAATATGGGTGAAAACGTTAACGCTTTGCCCGGAGTTAATCCCCCCCAACCCGTTCTAAACTACCCAACAACTGCAGAAATAAACGCCGACAATATAAAGAAATATATGAGCGGTCAGCAGGCAACCGATAAATTCTACCACAAAGATATTCATAATGAAGTATCTGCGAATAATCCGCAGGGAAGTGTTGGGAGTGGGCGAGATGCGACAATGTCTCTTACTGGCGATAAAATTAATAAGGAAAACTTTAAACATAATAATATGCAGCCGTTTTTCGGGTCGAAGGTTAGGGGAGCAACCCGCTCATCTGATGTAGGAGAAAGTATATTAGACAATATGCAAGGACAGGGGTCTCAGCATTTTAGTAAAAAAGAAGTAGCTCCTTTATTTAAACCTCAGTCAAACTTTCAGCACGCGAACGGTGCTCCAAATGCTAACGATTTTCTCCAGTCTCGAGTAAATCCTAGTTCTCGTATGGCAAACGTTAAGCCGTGGGAAGAGGAACACGTTGCTCCCGGACTAAACAAAGGATTTAATAAAAACCCCGGAGCTGGCTTCAATTCTGGAATGGAGTCCCGAGACTGCTGGGCTCCAAAAAACGTTGACCAACTGCGCACAAAAACAAATCCTAAGCTATCGTTTGGGTTATCTGGACACGAGGGACCAGCAAACTCATTTATTAAAGACGGGACAACAGTTGTTCAACAAGGCCGTGTTGAAAAACAATTGCCCGACACCTACTACAAGGTTGGACCCGAGCGCTGGTTTACTACAACTGGTGCAGAAAAGGCTCAGCCGACGCGAGGACAAGCAGTAATTAGTCACGTGAACCGTCCATCTACATCTTGTTCATATTTTGGTGCTGGAGGAGAGAATGATAGCACATATGTTAAGGGAGAATATGAGGCGCCGTCTCGCGCGGTGTTAAAAGCAAATCATTTAATAAATCTTAGAGCAAACGGGGTAAAAGATGCGACCGACGGAGATTATGGAATGAGTTCGTATGCGAATCTTCCAAATAATAGAGCAACTACTCGCGTAGAAAGTCCATATGGAATTGTGCAAGGTGCGATGAAAGCGATTACAGCTCCGATAATGGATATTTTGCGCCCGTCTAGAAAAGAAAATGTTATCGGATCGATGCGCCCAAGTGGGAATGCGTCATCGTCTGTTTCGAGACAACCCGTATATAACCCAGCAGACAGAACAAGAACTACTATTCGGGAAATGACAGAAAATAAATTGGATAATAATCATTTAAATATGAATAATCAACAAGATGGAGGCGCCGGAGGATATTTGGTAAATGACCAAACACCTGTTCACGTTCAGCGTGATACCACCGGGTGTTCATATGACGGAAATGCGGGTCCCGCTGTATGTGTGAATAATTCTTCGTATGAAGCCGCATATAATCAGAGAAATAATCCCAACAAAACATACGAGAACCGCCCAAATCACGGGGGGACGCAAATGTTTAATCAGAAAAGTAATATATGTATTGCCAAGCTGGACGATGACCGGTGTAACAATAGATTGTGGACTCCCAGCACAGGAACATCTATCATTCCAAGTGCCGAAACTCACGGAAAGTTAAATTCCCAAGCGTATAATGATACTGGGAGTGGGTGTGACCGTATTCAACCAGACATATTGGATGCATTCAAGAGAAATCCATATGCACAAAGTTTACAGAGCTGGTCATAAATGACGTTTGATATATTAATATATTAATATATTAAATACAACTGTTTATATTTAGTATATATTTATAATGAACTTAGATATACATAATCCTATAAAACACACACTGGATAGGTTCTTGGAAATTAATAAAATACCAAATATTATATTTCACGGACCAACTGGTGGTGGTAAACGAACGTTGGTTAACAAATTCATTAAAGATATTTATGGAAATAATACTGTGGCTATAAAACAATGTGTTTTATATGTTGACTGTGCCCACGGAAAGGGTATTAAATTTGTCCGAGAAGAACTGAAGTTTTTCGCAAAATCACATATAAATATAAAAGTCTCGAATAATTTTAAAATTATTGTTATGTCAAATGCAGATAAGTTAACAATAGACGCACAATCTGCGTTAAGGAGGTGCATTGAGTTATATAATCATACAACTCGATTTTTTATAATACTGGAAGACAAATATAAATTATTAAAACCTATTTTATCCAGATTTTGTGATATATATATCCCTCCTCCTGTTGTAGATGGAAAGTCAATTAACTTGAATAAACATATAATAGATAACCTTTCGGAACAACACAAAAAACTAGAAAACAATGTTTGGTTGGCTGACATAATAGGGAAAAAATGCAATACGCAGGGGCAAATTATAAATAAATCTATAAAGATTTACGAGAATGGATTAAGTGGTTTAGATATAATGGAATATATCGAAACTGCAGAGATCGACGAAGCTTATAAATGGAGTATGCTTCTAACATTTAATAAAATAAAGAAGGAGTTTAGAAATGAGAAATTACTTATATTCTTCTTGTTAAATTATTTATATTTTCGTTTAGATGATAGTTTAGAAAATGTGTTAATTATGTAAATGGATGATTATTCGTTAGTTAGTCTAAGTGATTCCAAAAACGAGTGGTGTGCTAGATTAGTAAATACATTAACTCCTAGTTTAATTGAGGGATTAAAATCTATATTTGAGGAATCGTGGGCATTATGTATTGAAAACGACGAAGAAGATAAATATTTAATGACTTTCCAGACATTTTTAAGTAGAATTCCAAAATGGAATACTACTATTATTGATACTGAGCGTAAAAGGATCGAAGACACTACCAGCTGTGGGTATTTAGAAGAGCTGATTACGTGTGTTCACGTAATTCAATTAAAGGCTCTGACGTGTGCACGCGTTGGAAATAAGCAGAAAAAGGTTAATATTAATATCCCTTCGGTGAACACATTTATCCATAAGACATATTGTAATGTAGCAAGAAAGCTATATACTAGTATTTATTTATTTGAAAAGGATATCCTGCCGTTAGAGATTCAGAAACATAACCGTGAACTGGAGTGTATCATTAAAGAGAGTATTCTTAATACTGTAAGAGATACTATGCCAATAGAGGATATATTGCGCGCATATATGGACGAAACGGAAGAACTGGACGTAAATGAAGAATTTGTTATTATTAAGGAAACTCCTTCAGCCGACCCTATTGATATAGGGGAGGATGTAGGCGATAACACTATGACGAATGTATCTCCTGTGGTTTCCACCGAAGTTATACCGCACTCGCCTCCGAAAGTGATGACACCCGTCTCATCGCTGTCCAAAGAAACGCCGCCGCCTCCCGCATCTACTTCGCTTGCGATTGCATCTGCACCCGCTTCGCCTGCACCCGCTTCGCTTGCAAATGCACCCGCTTCGCTTGCAAATGCACCCGCTTCGCCTGCACCCGCTTCGCTTGCAAATGCACCCGCTTCGCTTGCAAATGCACCCGCTTCGCTTGCAAATGCACCCGCTCCGACGTTATTCTCAATACCTTCCGATGAAAGAGTAAAAGACCGTGTAAATTTTAACGACGTAGATAATCGCGTAGACATAAATGGTAAGGTAGACACAGTTATAGCACCAAAGACAGACGAGCGATTAGATAAAATAGCCGAGCTTTCGGCCGAGCGACGTAGGCGAGAAGAGGAAGAGGAGGATGATGAAGATAAAATAAAAATCGGAGGCGATGTAGATTTGCAAATTTTGGATATAAACGACCTAAATAGGTCAGTTACGGTAAATCCAGTATTAGATGATATAGAGGTTCTAACTTAAACTCGTTTAATTAGTTTCAAGTTTTTAGAACAATACATAAATGGAAAATATATTTATGCATTCTGGCATAATCGCAGTTTTCTATTTTGTCCTCACAACTTTATATCAAAAATATATAATTAAGAAAGAAAAGGCATCAAAATTGGTTGCGGGAGAGACGTGTGTAGTATTTGTAAGTGGTGTTTTAGGAATGTACTCAATCGAATATTTAGACAAAGGTCTTTTAAAAAAATCCCAACCGGGAGCTTTTATAGGAAAACCTGAATTTTAATTATAATAAAATAAGATTTATACTTATTACATTTTATTATATTTTATTATATTTTATTATATTTTATTACATTTTATTACATCTTTGAGCCACAGTTTCCGCAGAACTTTGTCGGGTTACTTCCCGCCGGGGCAGCACAGTTCGTGCAAAATCGGTTTCTCGCTTTTGGGTGACTGTATAGGTTCGGAGCCGAAACAGACTTCGTATACCTAGTGATTGTCCCGGTAATGTCCTTTTTTGTGACTGCAAAATACGCGGAAACCGATGGACTGATTGCATACTCAAGCGTGTGTCCGTGTGCAAGAGTTCCGCCTGGACCAGAACATAGGCCGACACCAATAATAGGATACTCCTTAGCATTTTTATATGCAGTAGATGTGCTCGTTAGAATTCGAGTTTTAGTCTGCATCTTACTAATCACGAGCCCTAAGTGCTTCTTCACCTTGCTCGAAAGAACGTGCTCTGCGAGGACGACATTGCTCATTAATGATGAAGGTAGAACAATAGACGACGCTGTTACAAGAATATAATTTGAATAGTTCCCTGCACTAATCTCGTGGATTGCAATAAGACGCTGCCATACGCCAGAGTGCTTGGAATTCGCGCCATACCCCTTTCCACCAAGAAAGCTCCACAGTAGCCCCCCCTTCTCTTTAACGGGCTTACACAAAAGATTCTCCGCGCCGATGCTAGTGTTTGCAACAACACCGTGCTCTCCCGTGCAAGGGATGAAAATGTTTTTCCCCGACATCATCAGCTCAATCAGATCAGGAATATTATTTACAATATCTGATGGGGGTGTGTCTTCCCACGCACGAACAACCGATGTCCTCGCCGGCGCGGCGTCCTTGCGAAGGGACGCGAATCCCTCCATCGCCCCCGACAATTTCTCGCCAATATCTATATTCGGAGACTGCCAATACCGACGAGGCCCGGTATAATCCTTATAATACTCCGTCAAACTCTTTGTTGTTGCGACGCGTGTCCAAAAGTTCTCGCCAAGTGCCTTCTCGGCCTCAGAAATTTGATTTACATTTGGCGGAACAACGCTCGTCTTCTTTCCATATGTAGATGGCTTAATGAGGGAGGCCATCATAGATTTTAGCGCGGATCGACTCCCTGCCTTCTTCATCCACATCAAAACGGTATTGTTCATCTTGCTATATTGGAAGTGGACAACAGAATCCTCGCCATTCCCATCTTCGCCAATATGTCCTTCGCCGATTGCCTCTGAAACAATTCTAATTCGGTCATTCATCGGGAGCCTATCAAATGGAACAGAGAACTTAGACATTGCGCTCAGAATCCATTCAAATGTTTTCCCAAAATGCTCTTCGATATAGGTCACCTCGGTAGCGACTTCTTTCATACTCTCGATGCGTTGCTTTGTCGCGTGACGCATTCCAGCCGAGGCCCAGTCGGCAGTAAGCTTAACAAAGAGATCGTGAATTAGAATCCAATATTTATGGAGGGCACTGTTAAGCATTTTAATATTCTTTCTCGAGACCTCCGGAACCGTATCGCAATTTCCAGCGTAATGAAATAGAGGCCGGGATGCTTTAGCAGCAGCGGAAGTGCCGGCACGAACATATGAATGTCGATCCTTGCAAAGAAGTTTGTCGGTTGCAATAGATAGAGTGAAACTGCTAGGCGTAGAGAAACTGTTTTTATAAATATCATTTGCGTGCTTGCGTAGACGATTCGTATATGTCGTATTCACGTTATCATAATTGCAAAGATAGGGTCCTTCTGGGCCAAATACAGATGAAAGATTTCTGCAATTATCTCCACACTGGCGACACCTAAACTGTTCCTTTCCAACGGATTTAATAATCTCCCGAGAGTTAGTTACTTCTGGACTATCGTTGATAATAGCAACGACTGGGAGTTTGGAACCATCGTGTGTAACAATCCACGTGGAAATCTTATTGACGGGAAGCATAGACTGTCGAACGTACAAATTGTATTCCTCGCTCTCGGTGGAGGTCGAAGCCTCCGAATCCCTCAGCATACGACGAGCCGCTTCGACAATATCAAACTTGTTTGGACTAGATGAAGACATAATTGCATTATTTAATTTTAAATAATGCAATTCAATTTTTTATTTATTGCATAGACGGGTAGCTATCTATATCAATAACGCTTCCCGGATGCTTTATATTTGATACAATATACTTTTTGAAATAGGGGAGTTTTAGCACGTCGGTTGGCGCGTGTTTATGGACGGTTCTCGCTATCATCTTATATAATTTGAATTCGGGATATCTTTCATCACCATTGGTTTTATAAATTACATTTCTCTCTTTGTCGTCGTTGCACCAATTTAAAATTATTTTTTTAATACCGGACTTGATGTTTTTAATATCCTTAATATCTGATATCTCATCATTATCCTCAAGGTCATCAACTATAAAATCAAAGAGGGAACACCCTAACCTGCATAAGTCAAAACTTTTATTAGGCAAAACCTTCTTTTTCTTCTCGTTTAAATATGGTGGAAAATTATATTGGGTTGCCGCATCGCCAGATGAGTGGAAGCTATCACTACACATCGTTTTCCCCTTAAATTTATAGATTGCTCTGCCAAAATCAATGATTTTATAGATTCTTCCGAACGTAGGGATTTTATAATACTTCCCATTGTAACAATATTCTATATATTTCTTGTCGGTTGTATTATACATTATATTATTTGTATGTAAGTCATTATGTGTTAGGTCGAACACCTTTTGATACGTGATTAGCATCATTATAACCTGCATAGTTAGCGAGTCCCATTCATTGTCAGTTAACGGTTTATTAACAAGAAGAGAATCTAATGTTTTCTCACACTCTTCTAGACATATTATCTGGATGGGGAATTTTGATATGTTAACAAGAATCTCTTCTTCGGTCTCTGTCGAACAGTTGCTCCCAGAGGAAGAATGACTCGAATCAGAATCCGATCCGGAACAAGAACCATCGTCCGAGTCATTTTCTCCACTAGACGTATTTGACGATCGAGATGAACATGTACTACCGGAGTGGGCACTACCGGAGTGGGCACTACCGGAGTGGGCACTACCGGAGTGGGCACTACCGGAGTGGGCACTACCGGAGTGGGCACTACCAGTTGCGCTCGTGCTCACATTCGGCGAAGTTTCTTTTTTTTCAAACAAAACATCTATTTTTTCCCCATTGTTATTATCCTCCGAACTTTTGAATATGGTATCGAATTGGTCTAAATCAGATATATCTGAAAGATTTAATACGGTGCTGTCGTCACTAACGACGAGCTTATCTTTATTTGTCCTAGAATCAGAAAATATCTGGCTCGAGATGTATTCGTCCTCGAGGGTGAACGTAATATTGTTTTTTTCAACATTATTATATTTTTTAAAATAACTAGAATCTTGCAAATAATCGATGTCGTCATTTATGTTAATTTTATAGTCATTCTTAATAGCCAAGAATGACCCATAAAGGTCTATACCGTGCGTAAAATTATGTGTATGAAGGAGCTGGCTTGTTAAATAAGTAAAAAAACTGTCTACATACGCCGCGTTGTTTTGGTCATTCAGCTTTTCATTTGATTCTGACTTTTCAAGAGACGGTAAAGTTAAATAATCGATATCTTCTTCGTATTTTCCGATAAGAAACTTAATGGGGTCAAATAGGGGAGACAGTTTGAAATGAACATTTTTGCTTTCAGTTGTTTTTCCATCTGTTACTTTAACTGTAAACTTATTCTCGTCCTTTTTCTCAGAAATACCGCAAATGTTAAAAGCGTGGTTAAGATTGATATTGTTGTAGTTTGATTCATTTAGGGAGAAGTATTTAGAATATAGGGGGACGTAGTTTTGTGGCTTACTTACATTCAATAATTCGGAGTTTTCTAAATCTGAAAAAATCTGACGGTTATCATTCTTTTTATAATGAATCTCCATTAGTTCCAATATATATTTAATTCGTGAAATTTTAACCTATATTTTCTAAAAAAGATATAAATGACGCTCGAGTTAAAAAAATTTGATATGAGTAATATTAGATTTAAGCAAGACGAAAATAGTGGACCGGTTGTCGTTCTAATCGGTAGAAGAGATACGGGGAAAAGTTTCCTTGTAAGAGACCTTATTTATAGCCATCAGGATATTCCTATCGGAACCGTAATATCCGGAACAGAGGCCGGTAATGGATTTTATGGAAAACACGTTCCTAAACTATTTATACATGATGAATATAACACAGCGATTGTTGAAAATATTCTAAAGCGCCAGAAAACGGTTCTTAAACAAGTTAAAAAGGAGATGGAATATTATAAAAAATCTACAATAGACCCTCGAACATTTGTCATTCTTGACGATTGTCTCTATGATTCTGCTTGGACAAAAGATAAAATGATGAGACTATTATTCATGAATGGTCGACATTGGAAAATAATGCTGATTATTACGATGCAATATCCCCTAGGGATTCCACCTAATCTTAGAACAAACATCGATTACGTTTTTATTTTACGTGAGCCGTATATTGCCAATAGGAAAAGAATATATGAAAATTATGCGGGTATGTTCCCTACATTTGAATCTTTCTCACAAGTACTAGACCAATGTACTGAGAACTTCGAATGTCTTGTTATAAATAACAACGCAAAAACGAATAAATTGCAAGAGCAGGTTTTTTGGTATAAGGCGGAGCCTAGAGGGGATTTCAAGCTTGGGTCAAAAGAATTTTGGGAAATATCAAAAGACCTTGGTTCTGACGACGACGAAGAAGAATATAATCCTAATTCTGCTAGAAAAAGCAATAATCCAAAAATAAATGTGAAAAAAAGCAAATGGTAGTATTTATATTTTATCATAAGTAGATACACACTTTAGTTTATCTATTTCCATTTTTTTGTTTACTTCTTTCATAAAATCGTAACCACAATCGTGTGTTTCAGGCAACCGATGAATTGCACAATACACCTTTTTACATTTACACGTAGAAGACAGACAATCTACAACATTTAATCTTTTATTGCAATTTTCTAACGCACATATCTTCTTTTTAGTCATTTACATCTTAATTCTATATAAATTTTTAAATTAATTTTATATAGCTTTAATCTCCGTATTATTTGCAGAGCTTAAGTCTTCGGTTTTATTGTAATATTATCTCTAGGAGAACTCGACGGGGTATCTAATTTATCTTCCTCTACAATTACACCCAATCCGGAAAGCAACGCTTTGCTTGAGGAAGTATTCAATCTGCTTAACCCGTGGTCGTTGTTTTTAGTTTTACTAGTAATAATATTGTCGCCACCAAATAATTCCTTTCTAATATCCGAAACAGCAACGTTGTCTTCAAGTTTATTATCAACTGTATTTACCCCAGACAAGCTAACCAAATTACCCTCACTATCCAACGACTGAGTCAATAAGTTCCCACTTTCTTTTGCCTTTGCGACGTTTTCTTCAATCGCCTTTCTCCTCGTCTCTTTAATACGCTTGTCAAATTCGGTCTTTGCTTTAAGTTCGTTCTTATCCTTCTCAGACATAAGCTGATTTAACTCGTCCTCTAAATATTCCACCTTACCTGTTTTATACGCGTCGGGGTCATACGGCATCCACATACCGACCGGACCAACAAAAACGTCGTGATTTGGGTCGACTTCTCTTAGCATCTTGCATCTCATCTCGGCCTCCTCCTGTGTGGGATACGAACCTCTTACTTTAACACCTCGAACATTTGTCTGGAATGTGTGATTCTTCTGAAACGTAACATTTAATTTATCTTCATTCTTATCTAGGAAACTTTTATACTCGTCTTCGATTGTAGTAACGAATATATTGTCCCGCTCTGTTTTACAATAATCCTCAAAGTCTTTCATAACATCTTGTGTGTCTAAATGATATTTAAATGTCATAAAATTAATGAACTGATTGAATTTCTCTAATGATTTATTCATATCCCATTGCTTAATATACTCATTAAATAGAAACTGCTCCCGCTGCTTTAATATTTTTTCAGGAGAAACAAAAGACATACAAACAAACTTCTGTGCCGCAAGTGGTCGGTCTTCCTCTAGAATATCAATATATTTAGAATTGTCTGTGCCGTCTAGGTTCTTTCTGCATTCAACGCCAACCGGTTGTGTTTTTGCCCTGTTGGTAGAATCAGCCATTATAGATAGTAATCTTATCTAAGTTTAAGTATTTTATATAATAAATATTAAATAGACATATTAATTATAACGTTTAATTTAGAAATACAAAAATATTATTTTCTTTATTATTAATATAAATGTCTGGTCATAGTTTAGATTTCGGTGAACTGATTAAACGCGCCATTAAGTATTTAGTGGAAGGGTTGATGGTTGCTATCGCAGCATTCGCAATTCCTAAGAGATCCCTCAATATGGACGAGGTTGCATTAATTTCGCTTACTGCTGCGGCGACATTTAGTATCCTTGACACATACGTTCCAACTATTGCGGTTAGTGCTCGTTCTGGTGCCGGTCTTGGTATTGGCGCAAACCTTGTAGGGTTTCCTCGGTAAAATTAAATAATATTAAATAATAATAAATTTTGAATAATTTAAATAAAAAGAATCTGTTTATTTAAATTGTTGGAATAAATTCCCAATCGAGTTCGTTGCATATTTTTTTCCAAATTTCATCCTGCTCTATTCTTTTATAGAGGTCTTTCAACATAGGAAAATATGGTAAAAATTGTGTTTGTCCAAGCAGTTCGCATAATTTATATACTGTATAATAATAATTCAGAAAGTTAACCCTATCATTAGGACAATATCTAGAATACGGAGCCTGAATATCCATAAATAAATTACATAATGTTTCTTCTAATTCGTGGCTCATTATAGGAGGTTTAATTCCTAGCTTATCCTTAATAAATGGAATGTGTTCATAATATTTATTATATCCAAGCTTTTTCAAGATATCCTTCGCCTTTTTGTTAGTCATTTGAGTGACCTCCATACGTTCCTTTTTTATTTGCAGCTTTATATTTTCAAGAACCTCCTCGGGGATTTGGGTTGTTTCTTTCGCCTGAAATTGAGCAATAATCTCCCTGAAATGATTAATTCTTTTATATGCATAAAAGCATACCTCTTTAGGGGGTTCTTTATAAGACGGTTTTTCATTCTCAACCAAGTATGGGATACTGCAAAAACAATTGTTACACACAAGAACACCATCGTGCTCAATCGCAATTAGTTCACCCTTGTCGCATTTTCGACATATGTCTGTTTGCACTAGATAATTTTTAACATTTATAAATCCTTCATCTACATTTGTTAAATACTTTTCTACGGTTGATATTTCCTTTATATCCAGCTCCTTTAATTTATTATTTATATTAAAATATCTGTCGAGCAAAGTTGTTTTATTATTACCATTTGCTATTTCCTTTTTATTTTCGAAATAATCGAACAGGTGCTTTGAATTATCTAAAAAATATTTCTTTTTCCCCTTTGATAAATCGGACATTTTCTTTCTGATTGCCTTTATTTCGTCCTTTAGGTCAAGTCTTTTCTCCAAGGAAATATTCTTTCTAAGAAGTTCTTTAATTGTAGCCTTTCTTTTCTGTAATTTTGGAAGAGTATTCTCTATATCCTCCTCCATCTTATTCATTATTTGATTATGTTTTCCGTCTAGAGTTACTATGCTTTTCTGACATATTCTTATATTTTTATTATTTTTCGGCTTAAAGGAATGCATATCAAATAATTAAGTATTTAACAATACCTTTAGATAATTATATAGTTAAAACAATATTTATGTTTTCTCTCTTTCCTTTAGAATGAGTGATGATAAAGAAATTATAGCTACTGGCATTCCTGAAAAAATAAATGTTAATTGCATAGAATTTCAGAAAATGTCTTTTATTTATAACGCTATTCAGTCTGGATGGGAAGTAAAACTTAACAATAAAAATAAATATGTTTTTAAAAAAAAACACGAAAATCGGAAAGAAATCTATTTAGAAAACTATTTAAAAACGTTTGTTGAAGAAAATCTCGATTTTAATCATTTAATTAATTGATTTCCGCCAAATTTTTTTTCTTTAGCAATATTATAAAATGGGTGGTGGATTAATGCAACTAGTAGCTTATGGCGCACAGGATGTCTATTTGACAGGCAATCCTCAGATTACTTTCTGGAAGGTGACTTACCGTCGCCACACGAACTTCTCTCTCGAATCCATCGAACAAACCTTTAACGGCCAGGCAGATTTTGGTCGCCGTGTAACTTGCACTATTAGCCGCAACGGCGATCTTGCATACCGCACTTACCTTCAGGTGACTCTCCCCGAGATTAACCAGACTATGAGTTCGAAAACAACCGCCGACGAGAAACTTCCAGGAAGGGGGGGTAGCGGCGTTTACGCCCGCTGGCTTGATTGCCCTGGCGAGCAGCTTATCTCCCAGGTGGAGGTTGAGATCGGTGGCCAGCGCATCGATCGCCAGTATGGTGACTGGATGCATATCTGGCAGCAGCTTACTCTCACTTGTGACCAGGAGGACGGCTACAACAAGATGATCGGTAACACAACTCAGCTTACCTTCATCACCGACCCTCTCTTCGCCGACGTCGATGGTCCTTGCGACTCATCCGCACCCGACGCCGTATGTGCTCCTCGCAACGCACTCCCGGAGACTACTCTTTACGTCCCTCTCCAGTTCTGGTATTGCCGCAACCCTGGCCTTGCGCTCCCGCTCATTGCCCTCCAGTACCACGAGGTTAAGATTAACCTCGACCTTCGTCCCATCGACGAGTGCCTTTGGGCCGTCACCACACTTAACAGTGGAGTTCCCGACGCTGCCGGCGTCGTCAAGGTCAACACTGCATACAACCAGTCCCTCGTGGCTGCTTCGCTCTACGTCGACTACGTGTTCCTCGACACCGACGAGCGTCGCCGTATGGCACAGAACCCTCACGAGTATCTTATTGAGCAGCTCCAGTTCACCGGCGACGAGTCGGTTGGTTCTTCTTCCAACAAGATCAAGCTCAACTTCAACCACCCGTGCAAGGAGATTATCTGGGTTGTCCAGCCCGACGCCAACGTAGACTACTGTGCCTCGCTTGAATGCGGCACCAACCTTTACGCTGCTCTTGGTGCCCAGCCGTTTAACTACACCGACGCCCTTGATGCGCTCCCGAATGCCCTTCACGCATTCAGCGGCCCTAGATCGGCCGCGGCGAATTGGGACGGCAAAGGGCACAGCCAGAACGCGTTTATTGGTGCCGATGGACTCTTTTCTCAGCCAGGCGCGATAGATATCGGGGACACCGGGAAGAACTCGTATTGGGGAACTACCGATATTGGCGGCACCGGCGTGGAAGGCAACTGGGATGTGCCCGATCCCCGACCTGGCGCCGAAGTGCACGGTGTCGCCGGCGGCGGCGCCACCGGCCTCGATGCCTCCGGAAGATACGACGCGGACTCGGGCGGGTTCTACAACGGCGGCTTGGGCCCAGTCTCCGGTGTCTCCGACGCTGGTGCATTCGTCCTCAACGAGACCTCCCTCAAGATGCACTGCTGGGGTGAGAACCCCGTTGTAACCGCCAAGCTCCAGCTTAACGGCCAGGACCGCTTCTCTGAGCGCGAGGGAACTTACTTCGACCTTGTGCAGCCATACCAGCATCACACTCGTTCCCCCGACACCGGTATTAACGTTTACTCATTCGCCCTTCGCCCCGAAGAGCACCAGCCGAGTGGCAGCTGTAACTTCTCCAGAATTGATAACGCAACCCTCCAGCTTGTCCTTTCCAACAACACCATCCAAGGTGTATCAACCGCTAAGGTCCGCGTCTACGCCACTAACTACAACGTCCTCCGCATCATGAGCGGAATGGGTGGTCTCGCATACTCTAACTAAATTTATTATTAAGATATTATTCATATCATACTATATTATTCATATAACAATATAGTATATTCTAGACAGAATCATAAGATACTCCAAGTAAGATTTTAATATTTATTAACTATATATGTCCCAATCTAACAGCATTTTTATAATAATCGGGACTATTCTTTTTGCTATTATTATTTTTTCAATATTAGGAACAATTGACCTTTCTTCTTTAAGATCTGAGGAAGACTCTCGGCAAAATAACTTACCTGGAAGGCACGGAGGTCCACACGGAAGACACGGAGGTCCACACGGGAGACACGGAGGTCCACACGGAAGACACGGAGGTCCACACGGAAGACACGGAGGTCCGCACGGAAGACACGGAGGTCCGCACGGAAGACACGGAGGTTTGCCACCACACATAAATCCGCGCTGGACTAGACCGCACCACGATAATTCTCATAGACGGCATCCGGGACCGCCACCTCCATATAGCCCGCCGAATTCTCCGCGGGATAGAAGAAGACACACCACAACTGCCGCACCAGCAACAACTACTACTCTAGCAACAACTGCTGCACCCACGCCTGCACCCACGCCCTCGCCCTCGCCCTCGCCCTCGCCCTCGCCCTC